GTAGGCGAACTGATCCTGGCGCAGCTTGCCCAGGCGTACGTTCGGCTCGAGCATGACCTGGCCGGCGGACGGTTCCAGGTCGTTGCCGAGGATTTTCATGAAGGTCGACTTGCCGCAGCCGTTGGCGCCGATCAGGCCGTAGCGGTTGCCGTTGTTGAACTTGACCGAGACGTTCTCGAACAAGGGCTTGGCGCCGAACTGCATGGTGATGTTAGCGGTGGAGATCAAAGGGCTTACCTATCAATAACTTATGTGACGCTTTCACAGCCTGAGACCAATTTGAGACCAATCTGGAGTTTTTCAAGCTCCTGCCAATCCGAGGTCGAGTTGATCCAACGTGCATAAGTCGATAAGAGCATCTGCACGCTATGCCCGAGCTGTTGGGCGATAAATGCGGGGTTGAGGCCAGACATTAAGCATATTGTCGCATAGGTGTGACGGCAGTTGTATGGCCGCCGGTAGCCGATCCCCAATTCCTTGAGGATTGGCCGCCATTGGTGATGCAGATCGGACGTTTGCTGCACAAATTCTGCGTTTTTCGACGGTGGGAAGATGTACGGCGTCTCTGTCACCTTTCCTTTGCCCAGCTTGCGCCGCTCCGCATACTGCCTGGCGAACTCCAGCGCGTGCAGCGCACGCTCATTCAGCAGTACGAAACGATCCTTTCCGGTTTTGGTGCGTTCCACCACCTTTCCTAACGCAACGGTGCGCTTCACATGCGCCGTTCTCTTCTCAAGATCCACCGCGTCCCAACGAAGGGCCAGCGCTTCGGATAACCTCATTCCCGTGAAAAACACGAACTCATAGAACGCGGCATAGATCGAGCTGGGCCAATGCTTGCCCGCGTACATCCGGGTAACGATTTGGTTTGCCTCGTCCAGGGTGAACGGCTCGATCTCCTTTTTACTGCGTTTGGGCAGCTGTACCGACTCTGCTGGGTTACGCAGTATCAGTCCGTCACCGACTGCTGCTCTGAGGATGGTCGACAGCTTCACCAACGCATTGCGCTTGACCGAAGGTGAGGTCCATTTCGTGGTGCTCACGATTTGGCGAATCCGCGTCGTTGACAGCAAGTCGATTCGGACCAGCGCAAGGTGCGGCATCCAGTAAAGGTTGAGCGCGCTCTTGTAGCCATTGCGCGTGCCGTCGACGATCTCGCGACTATCCAGCCACAGCTGAGCGTACTCACCGAATACCGGCACCCCACCGACGACGGTGGCGGAGTTTGGGAACAACTCCGCGTATTTGTCCTGGTCCAGTAACCCGTATTTGATGAGGCTTGTTACCTGATCGCGAAGCTGGGATGCAGCCTTGAGGCCTTTCGGTGTCGTGGGGTAGGGAAGGGTTTCGGTGCGTCGAGTACCTTCCCACATGAATCGGAGGCGGAGCGATCCGTGGTTGATGTCGATCCCTGGGGGTAAATCCATTGGCTTTCGAGCCATTCGTCGTACCTCTTCTTGCTATAAATGATGCGGCCGTGGTGCTTCATCCAGACGCCTTCGGGCAGTACGCCGCGCAGGCGCCGGCCTTCAAGTGCTCGTTTGGTGCAGCCGAGTAGTGCAGCCATGCGTTGTTCGGTGACCTTGTCGACGTCACCGCAGGTTTCGGTTTCCATGGGATAGGCTCCACGCCGCGCATAGCGGCAGAGGTGGATGGATAGTTAAATTGGGGAAGGGTAAGCTGCGGCTTTTCGCCATCAGGAAGGACGTCTGAATGTCCAAGTCGATTAAATGGGCCGGCATTGCGCTCTTAGTTGCGGTGCTTGCTGGTTGCGGTAGCCAAAGGCTGGCCTACACACCGTCTGGATCGCACATAGCGGACAGAGCCCATGCCGTGGAGGTGATTGAGCAAGCCTTCTTCGAGGACTACAGCAAGAAGTCCCGCCCGCAATCGGTCTTGGTCACCGACAAGGTCATAATTCTTTCGGACGGCGTTATTTCTCAGGGGAGCAGCGTCGGCTCTGCAGTTCCGATTGGAACTGGCGCACTCGCAGTGGGAAACAGCACAGTTGTTACACGGGAAGCGAGTCGACGCATTTACCTCAACTCGATAGGCGAAGTGACGCTCTACCAGAAGCGCGGTCGAAGTAACCGGTTCGTGGTGATAGTTCGCGCCATCGATGGCAGCCCCCTGGCCTCGATCAGAACGTTCAGCCTCGATCGGGCCAAGCAGTTCTCCGACGCCATCACATACGTCAAGGTCCCCTCCAAATGAACCGAGCCCTTTAGAGCGGGGCGGCGATGGGCAGGAGGATCATGGCGTGATTTCCTGCATTGCAGCGTCGACAGCGGCGTCTATGGAGACCTTGCCATCGGCGACATATACATCTCCGCCGAGGATGCGCTCTACGGCGCACGGCAGTTTGGTGATGCCGAACCTGCTGCACAGCCAACGGTACCGCTTGGCATCCTTGCGCAATGCCCCATTCTCGGCCTTGAACTGGTCAGCCAGATGCCAGGGCGTCCAGTAACCGTCCACCATCGGTACCGCCAGTGGGCTGCTTGGTCCATTCCAGCGAAGACCGTATCGGGGTAGGCCATCGCCTTCCGGTGGGCGCGGCGGGGGTACAGGCTGAAGGCCCTGCAGCCGTTCGATTTCCGCGAGCAACGCCAGGACGACATCAGGCGGCAAGCTCATGTCCGTGAATCCCGCCGCATCCCCGGCCAGAGCCTTCAGCTTCTCTTTGTCGATCACAGCGAATACCTCTCTTCATTCCAGCGCACTGGCGCCTTTGCAGGGGTAGGGGTGCCTTGTTCGTGCGGGGAGAGCTGGCGCTCGTTGCCGGCCTGCAGCTGGCTGTCGGGGATGCAGCTGATGCCGACCCCGTTCAGCAGGTAGCAGGTGACGCCGCGCTGGCTGTCGTGCTGCACGTCGATGACGTTCTCGGTTGCGCTGGCGCCGGTGGCCAGCAGCAGGAGACAGAGGGCGAGGCGGGTCATGGTCGAGCCTCCTTGCTGGCCCGCTCGCAGTCGGCGGCGAGCTTCAGCAGGTTGATCGTGGTAGCCCGGAAGCCATCAGTGTTTGGGTATCCTTCAGAGCGGTGACCCTCTGGGTAGGCCTCGAAAGGCCCATGCCAGCACCAGTTCATCTTCCAGATCTCCCAGACGGTGTAGGCATCGCAGCCTTCGCCCCAGTAGTCGACCTCACCGCCAACGCTCCAGACGTGGCTGACCCGGGTGCGCTGCTCGTAGGCGAGTTCGCTTGGCTCGTCCTTGTCGAGCCATGCGCCGCGGAACTGCGACGGGGCAAGCTCGACCAGGCGTCTGCTCAGCTTCTTCTCGATCCTTGCCTTCATGACTTAACCACCCGGCGTGCCCACTGCACATGCGGGCCGTCCTCCGTGTCGAAGATGCCCATCAGGAACCACTCAGGGCCTGGTGACTGAGGGTCCCAACTGTTGCAATGGGCGGCACCGTCCCAGTAGGGATGGAATGCCAGGTCCACCTCCATGGCACTGGTCTTTAGCTCCAGGTCCTGCTCAGCTGCCCAGGCCTTATAGGGAGCTGGATCTTCTCTGCTGCCAAAGTCGGGTATGCCCGGGTGGTGCCACCAGCCGTTTTCGTCGCGCCGAACCTCGACGGGGCCGAATGGCTTAACTGCGTGGGTGGAACAAGGGGTAATCCGATGCACGTCTGAGTACTCACCGCCGCCGTTGCTGAAGTCCATCTGGCAGCCGCAATCAGCTGTGCGGCCATTCACGAATTCAATCTTTTCTCCAGGCATGACTTCGTCCTCGCCGCTGCCGCGGCTATCAAGAATTGCGAGTTGTAATTTCGAATTGGTTCAAAGAACCGGAGTACCGGTGTAGTCGTTGGTCCCGCTGTATGCCTTACTTGATGGTCAGTAAGGAGGAACGAGATGCGCACCAGGGGTAGCGCCTATTGGGAATGGGCAGACTCAACGCTTCATAGCCGAACTCATGAAGAAGAACTCAGCGGTGGAGCGACTATTGATGTTCAGGTCAGACTGTCCCGGGAAGGTATTACCCAGTTGTTCATCGGGGTGTACGCGGCGACGGGTATGCCGCTATATGAAGAAGGTATGGACTGCCGCTCCAGTGAATCAATGACTCGTGCCCTGGCCTGGGGCGTGGGCAAGGCCCGGCGCATCGCCGAGCAGGGTGTAGCACAGGCGCCGATGCGGGCAAACAAGGCTTGACCGTTTATCGGGGCACTAAGCGTTATGCACATTAGGCAATTGTCTTCATCCCGCTATTTATTAATCTAAAAGCTCCTACAAACATCCGAGCCGGAGGCGGTTATGAGGTACAGAGGAGAGCAATTCTGGGCATGGGCAGACCCTACTCTTCATCATCGTTATCACGATGAAGTCCTCGACGACGGTACCAAGATAGATGTTCAGGTCCGCCTGTCACGGACCGGTCAAACGCAGCTCTTTATCGGGGTTTACTCCGACAAGGGCACAATGATCGTGGAGGAGGCTTACTACACACGCCCACACGAATCGATGAGTCGCGCCCTGGCCTGGGGAGTAGGCCGGGCGAGAATGTTCGCCACTGACGCGACTTCAATCCAATCTATCCAAACTGCGTAACTGCTGGAGGCCGGAGCTGGAATGCTTCGGCCTCTGCGTGCCTGTTCAATAGAGGGGAGAGGGGGTAAAGCGGGATGGAGTACAAATGTACTCCTTTCAGCATTTTCGCTACCGGACTGCGTTCGGCTGGAGAGAGAGACCCTTGACCGCCTCGCTGTAGATGAACTTGATCTGATCCCATGGAATGGTGTGGCGCTGCGCGTACTCACCTTCTCCATCGCAGACCTCGCAGCCCTCTAATGGCTCTTCGAGCTCCTGGCATTCAGGGCATTCGCGCGTAACCTGCAACTTGAACTCACCAAGCAAAAGGGCCTTGGCGCCATTTTCGGCTGTGAGCTGCCTGGGCATGAGGCAGTATCCTTCGGGTACCACGACCGCCGGCTCGGCCTGGTGCTGCGCGGCTGGCTGGGCGCGCAGAATGTCGCCGAATTTGGCCGCCATGAACGCCTTCGAAGCGCTATTGCCGCGCAGCAGATCGTCCTTGGCCTGTTCCAATGTGTCGCGCGGCACGCTGACCATCTGTTCGGTGTTGCTGGATCGGTTTTCTGTGGGCATGGGGATACCTACTCGTATCAGTTACAGTTGAGGTTTTGGCCATGGATCAATTGTGATGTTTGAGGGATTCAAGACGTACAGGTACACGCTCTATGCAGGTCATTTGCCCGTTGCATCCTCGGTTGGCCCGATACAGCCTGACGGCACTGTGCTTAATGACCTGGGAGTGCAGCGCTTTCAAATTGTCGATAACGGTCTGTACACAATGAGCGGTGAGCTCGTTGGGCCAATCTATCGAGTCGGCGAGGAGTTGGTGATTCCGGATGGCGCCAACAACTGCCTGTACTCGATACGGCTCGATATCGACCAGTAATCCTATGCAGCTCGCAAAAGCGCTTCGATCACGCGCTGATGGTGGGCTGTTCAGAGAACCTGGACGCCTGCAGCGCGCGCCGGTGCACCATCCGCTGAGCCCGGCGAAGAGGTCGATTGCTATGGGCATGGAAGTAGGCTGCGTAACCCTCCTTGCTAGTCGTTTTATGTCAAAATGCTGCCTCGAAATGGGGACGCTCTGATGAGTAAGTACGCACCGTTTGCAGATTTTTTACGCTGCCAGACTGCAGATAGCATTGAAGTTTCTTTCGAGCAGATAGGCGCGCTCGTCAACGGGTTGCCCGCCAGCGCTTGGGATCATGATGCATGGTGGGCAAACTCTAGCCCTGGTGACTCGCACACTTGGGCGCACCAGTGGGCAGCTGCAGGATGGAGATGCTCTTCGGCAGACCGACATTTAGGTGTGGCTTTGTTTCAGCGTCTTGACATAACAGCCCAACGCCGCCTTCCGGCAGGCGATCTTCGGAAAGTGACAGCCGAGCATATCTGGAACGCCGTGCAAGCGCTGTTGAGTGGAGCTGTAGCTGATGGTTTTGCCCCATCGACAGATTACGATCTCCTGGTGGACGGAGGTGTTCGGCTCGCACCTAAGCAAGTTTTCGGCCTGGCTGCCGCCTCGGCTTTAGGCTTCCCCGTCACGCCAGCTCACTTCACTGCAGGTCGGGACACGGTATGCTTCGAACTCTTGGAAGACGCTGGCTATCGGATCGTGCCAAAGGGCGACCTTGAGGCGCCGGCGCCAGCAGAAGTGTCTGAAGAGCTCAGGTGGTTTGAAGGGCGTCCTAGGTTCGTATCCCACTTGCGTCGGGAGCGGGCCCCTGGGCTATCTAAAGCGAAGAAAGCTTCTTTCAAGCGCCAGCATGGTCGGTTGTTTTGCGAGATATGCCGATTCGATCCCTCGGATGCTTATGGCGAGGCTGGCGAAGCCTGTATAGAGGTCCATCATCAAACAACCCATGTGGCGGATATGACTGGCGGACACTTAACAACTCTCGATGATTTGAAGTGCTTGTGCGCGAATTGCCACAGAGTAGAACACTTTCGCGCTCGCCAAACCGATCTAGCCTGAGCTCATCCGGGTTTGATCCGACCGAACTCGGCTTCTGCCATCTCGCAAAAGAACGAGCAGGCTGGCAGCCTCTCGTTGCGGCGTACTGGGCCATCGCCTAGCTCGCGGAGGGAGAAGCGCAGGTTGGTGGTTCGGTTGCGGAAGAGGTACGAGCCTTCGCCAAGGTCGTCCTGAATGACGCACAGAGCCTCGAACTGCTCCGGGAAGTCCTGGCGGATCGCCCGGAAGTAACCTTCGCCCCCCTTCACGCAGCCGATACAGTTGGCATTGTCGTAGCCAAGTCGGTACATCAGCGGCAGCTCGATGCCGGCGCGCAGAAGGATCGCCTTGCAGTCGTCCTTGCCCAGGCCTCGATCAATGAGCGGGGCGATCACCGGTCGGTCGGGGTTTCGCTCCCGGAAATCGTCCAGGCGGTCGGCCTCCTCGGCGGTGTAGCCGAACACCATCACGTCACCAGGTTGTTTCCAGGTGTCGAGCAAGCGCCTCTTGAGGATCTTGGTGCAAGGCGCACCGGTGCGGCCTTTCATGTAGCGCTCGCGGCGGAAAACCTCATGAGCGTCGGCGCCGTACTTCTCATCACGCAGGACGGTGATCGGCTGGCCGAACCACGCCTCGCAGTCCTGAGCGAATCGGCGGTTATCTGCTTCCTCGTTGGCGAGGAAAGCGTTGATGATCTGCACGTCGTGCGTGCTGCCGTACTCGGCAAGGACCAGCTTGGTTGCTACTGCCGAAGCGGCGCCGCAACTGAACTGGCAGACGATTCGATTGGGCATCGTGACTCCTAGTTGGTATAGTTTTGATTTTCCTTGGGACGGACCCTATGTCTATTTGCTTTTCAATAACTGATGTGGACTGGGAGGTGACCAAGGATGTTTTTTCAGTTCTTGGGACAGTAGTTAGCGCGATTGGTGTTTGTGCGGTTTTTTGGATAGGGTGGCAAGGACTGACAACTTGGCGAAAACAGCTCAAGGGGGTAGGGGATCACGATCTAGCAAGAAAAATATTAATTGAACTTTATTTTTATAGAGAATCAATAAAGAGAGTCAGAAATCCAGGTATTTGGGCGCATGAGACGAGCCCAAGTGAGAGCGTTCCTACCTCTCCCGACCCTGAGCAAGAAAATTTTAATCAATTGGTGAGGGCCTACGACCGGAGACTTACTAGCGTAGATGAAGCGCGCGCCCCTTTAAGGGCATCCCTGATTGAGGCTGAGGCGATTTGGGGGCTAGAGCTTCATATGTTAATTAAGAAGTTGCTGAAGCTTGATTCAGAACTTGCAAGGAATATTAGAAGTTATCTCAACTCTCAGAATCCGTCATTTTCTGAAGACTATCGGGCGAGATATTTGAAAATTTTCCAAAAATCTCGAGATATTGTTCACGATACAATGGATGATGGCGATGAATATACTTCTGAGCTGACAGCTGCGGTTAGTGAGGTTGAGAAATATTTGAAGCCTAAGCTGCTCAGATGACAATATTCTTGCGGCCCCTCCTAAAGTTACAGTTTCGCCGGGGTGGCGTGATTCGTTGAAGTGGGGTATTAGTGCGTGACGCGGCATGGGGCCGCAAATGGGGGCGAAATGACTGTTTCGAGCGATACTCTTCACAAGCTCGGTGAAGCCGTGGAAAGGCTGGCAACTGGCAGCGGGACCGCAACGGAGCGTGCGCAGCAGGCGCTGATAGCGTTAGCCAGAATCAAGTCGGAGGAGTTCGCCGACAACATTGCGGGCGTGCCGTGGAGTTTCGTCATCAGCACTTCGAAAGCTATTCGAAATGGAGACGCCGACGCCAAGCAGGTCGATAAATTCAACAGCTCGATCTGGCAGCTCTTCACCGCCTATCGCCCTAAATAGCACCGCTGGCGCAAGTGGTCAGGCCGCACCGCGCTTGAGCTGATCGATCAACTGCGTCGGCAGGCCCTTTATGGTGAGGGTTGCGCTTTCCTGGTCGAATTCGATGCGTTTTCCGAGCAGGTGCGACTCGAAGCTGATCGACAGGCCCTCTGCTCGACCAGTGTAGCGCCTGAACTGGTTCAGGGTGCGCTTATCCGCAGCGAAGCTTTCCGTCAGGCCGTAGTCGCCGGCTTTGATGAACTCGGCGAAGGTAGTCGGCCGATCTTCGTCGAGCACCTCTGATAGCTCATCCAGGCTGATCGGCTCGCCGCTCTTGGTTTGAGCCGTAGCGTAGGTGACCAGCTCGTGGCTCTTCTCCCGAGTGGTTTCGGCTGGCAGATCCTCGCGCTCGACGTAGTCGCTGAACGCCTTGAGCAGGGTGCGCGTTTCGCCTGGGCTGTCGAAACCCTCCTGGCAGCCAATGAAGACTTGGAAATATGCGGTCGATTTGCGGCCACCCTTGGGCTTGATGAAGGAGGTGTACTGCCGCGATGCCGGGTTGTACTTCCACTCGCTGATGTTGATGCGGGCGGCGAAGTGGAGGGCGCTAGTGTCCAGGTGGCGAGATGTCGACACATTCAGGACATCAGCCACCGATATGGTCTCGGACTGCTGCAAGATGGCGATGGTCAGGTAGTCGGTCATGCCTTGCTGGTGCAGTGCGAACAGTACATGCCCGCCTACGGCTAGGTTGGATTCATCCATAAGCCGGGTGAGGTGTTCCGCTGCGGTGCGTGTGAAATCGATGAACTCGATGTCACCACTGACCAGCTGGGAAAGCCACCCGCTGAACGGGTAGGCACCGGATTCGCTTTGGAAGAAGCCCCAGGCTTTACCGGTCTTGGCGTTGTAGCCGTCGTTCACATCATGCACCAGGTTCTCGACGGTGCCGCTGTCGGGTAGGGCGGTGTCTGCCAGGTGCAGGGCTGCCGGGCTGCCGTCGGGCTTCTTGTCGATGAAGTGCATTACTGCGTGACGAATGAGCATGGTGAATTCTCCTTGGCCGGTGGGCGGCATGGTGGTATTTCTGTTTCGAATGCTTTAGTACGTGACTCCAAACCATCGGACCTTAGAAATGAGCCAAAGTCGATGCTGGCAGCCATAGGTGAAGGATATTCAATGGGGGTATGTTTGAAGAGTTATCGCGAGTTCGATGAGGTGGGTAAAGTTGTTCGGCATATAACTTTTGCTGACCCAGAATACCTATGGGGTGAGGGGACAGGCTTTTTTATAAGTTATGGTGAGTCAGTCTACTTTGTCACGGCTAAGCATAATATATTCAAATGCGGAAAAATGTATGCGCGCGAATTGATGGTTACGGATCACGCAACGCGCGTTCAAGTACCGTTTAATAGAATGCTGCTTGGGAATAAGAGTGAAACCGACGTTGATCTTGAAGATTTTGCTGCCTTTCATGTTGACCAGTTTAAAGCTTTCGCGGCAGGCATCCATGAGCTTCATTCTATTAAAACTGGGGCTGAAAGCATGCTCGGATCTGAGGTTCCGGATGGCACAATCATGCGTTGCGCAGGTTACCCTACTACCGAAGACCCTTACGATTGGGATAACAATACAAAGTCGGTTCACTTGCTGGTCAAAGAAGGAGTGAAAGTTCCCTCGACTTTAGGCGAAGGATTTGGGACTTTGAAGGGTGAGGTGTCTACGTTGAATTTTAGCGGCCTAAGCGGTGGGCCGGTATGGGCTTACATAGACGAGAGATGGTTGTGGGTGGGTGTTGTGGTTCGTGCCGGTAGCGGTGGAGTAATTAATTATATTAATACCGATTTAATTTTTGATGTATTAAAGTGTGGCGCTTTTATGGGCTCCCTGTACGATTTTTTTAAAAGTGCTTCTGATACCACTAGCTGATTCAAAAGGTGGCAGGCTAGATTATAGTGTCTGGCTCGCTTGGTTTTTCCTGGCCTGATGTAACACATTATAACCGCATGCTCTCATGCTCTCATGCTCTCATGCTCTCATGCTCTCATGCTCTCCTGCTCTCCCTGCAGCAATGCATTTGCGCTGCCTGTACAAGCTGCTTCCTTATGCATCATTCATGCGCCGCCCTCCGTGGCCGGATGCGGCATGGTGGTTTGGTAGTGGCGTCTTGCTATATGATCCGGAGAGTATTTCGGCCAGACCCTGAAGGGATGCATATGAAACTGCGCATTGCTGCACTCGGCCTGGTGGCCGCTCTCACTGGCTGCACCACAGCTGGTCCATACGTGACCAACATTTCGAGTGATGGTCGTAACGGCCTGAACATCGAGAAGTGCGCGGTGAAGCTGAACGCGTTCATGGGTACGGTGAGCACTACCGAGTGCACTTCCCAGAATGTTCGCCTGGGCCGTGCTGAGTAACAGGCTGCAGTACTTTGTCGCCTGGGTCGCGCTTCAGTTCGGCCCGACTGGCTTGGTCAAACTGTCGCGCTAGCTTTGGCGATATCTCAAAAGCTGGCGCGCTAGGTTGTTGCAGTCGGCGCGCCTGCTCTTCCGGCGAGGCGGCCAGGAACGACCGGTGCAGGTTCTGTAGCAGTTCCTGCAGTTGGGTGTAGCCGTGAGCCTTCATCGCTCCCGCCATCCCCTCCCGCGTTCCGGCAGCCATTTCCACCTGCATCCGCTCGATGCCAAAGCGTTCTGCTTCGGCCTTCTTCCTGCCGCGGTAGTCCGCCGAGTACTTGGCTGCCCCTGTCTTCTTCTCGGCCATTGCGATACCTCGCCGGGCGATGCCCGGATGTAAGGAGTGGCGAAGGATCAACTACAGTTGAATTGTCATTCGCAAGGAGGAACGAGAGGTGACTTGTTTGATTTGCAGCGGTGCTGCGGAAACGTACGACTCTGGAGGGGACTGGCATGAGCGAAACTGTGCTCGCTGCGGCCGCTACAGGGTTTCAAGAACATTGGTTGACACAATGGCGGGGCGGAAACAGTCGTTTGACGTCGTTCGCACTAGAGCATGGATCGCGACTAACAAAGTCACAACACCTTCGCCGCTTATATCGAGTTTTGAGGCGGGTCAGCACCAACTGATTTTCTCGTAACGCCTTGTCGCGCAGGCGGTATGGCGACATAGCACATGAGGGGGTTGCATGACTGATGATCGTGAAAGTGCATTGGAGCTGGCGCTCGGAATGCTGCTGACTACAGCAACGCTGCAGGGCTTAGACCCAAAAGTTTTTGTGGACCATACTGCAGCTCTTATCTCGAAAGCTTCCCAGCATTTCGAAAGGGGCGAACTGGGAGCAATGGCAACTGCTGAACTCCACAAGGCGTATGCGGACTTATTGGCAGCCCAGCAACGAAGTGAATCCTGAAGCGAACTCTATAGGTACATCGGCCAGAAGTCAGAAACTGTGCTCATGCTGCCTTCTGCTGGCTCCAGGTACTGGACGCGGCGAAGACCGGCGCAGCCTGTGCTTCTTCGAGCGGGGTGTCATTGGGGACGGCAATCTAACCTGACTCCACACGGCGATTTGGTTTGGATGGGCTCAGGCGCTCTGCATGTGCTCAATCACGTAAACGCCCTTGTCGTCCGGGTCGTCGCCAAGCATCAGGTCCGGCGCGCGCAGCTCTCGACCGACGCGGAACTGGTCAAGTCTTCGCGCCACAAAATCCGATATGACGATTTCGTGGCGCGGCGCACTGAGGAAGTGGCGGGCCGCTTCAGGCCCTAGTTCATGGATTCGGTGGATCAGCAGGGTCATGGCCTCGCCGTTTTCCTCAACTTCAGCCCATTGCATGATCTCGGCCAGGGCCTGGCGTGTGCCTTGTCCTGCCTTCATCCTCAGATCCTCGATGCCAGCCTTGGCCTCTTTCTTCCTGCGCTTCTCGTCTCGCTCTTGAGGCGTCATCGCCATACACCACCTCCTTCAATCCGCTAGGCGGCAATTGAAACTGTACCCGGCGCTGGTGGCGCTGCAGGGCCATTCGTTTAAGTTTCATGGGTGAGCTCCGCCGGGGTTAGATTGGGCCGTCGCATCGCTTTCCCTTCGCCCGTGGGAAGTCAATTCCGAAGGTCTGGATGATCCGCAGCAGCTTCCTGTTGCAGATGCCGATCCGTTTCTCGACTTGGTAGCGAGCGAGCCCCGCATCACGCAGGGCGGTTATACGCTCGGCCAGCTTGACGTCCGCTGGGTCGAATTGGCGTGCGGGGATCCGCTCTGGCTCGGAGCGAACCGGACGTAGCTTGTACTGGTATGACACCAGCTCAATAACCTGTCCACCAGTTGCGAAGAAGGCAGCTTTCGCTGCCTCCAGTTCTGCCTGGCGCTGGATGCCCATAAGGATATGGTTGTCGGTCATGGCGTCCTCACTTGATCCGAATGGAGCTTTCGCCACGCTCCAGGTGAGCCCAGGTTGGGTCGGGGATTAGTTCGTGCTCACAGTCTTCGCCAGCAGCCATTCGCTTGCGCACGGCTTCGTTGTGCTCGCGGTCTGCCTTGAGTTTGGCGGCGATTGCCTTCTTGTTCGGGTCCTGCGAGACCTTTACTTCGACAAGCTCGTCAGGCAGATCATCAGGCTTGTCCACGATCACCTTTTCGGGTGCCAAAGCCAGAGTGATGGTGAACAACGGTCGTTTGATCGACTTGATATTGGCCGCTTCCATGTTGCGCCGCAGGTAGTCGCTGATTTGTGCAACGCTGTTTTTCTTGATGCGCTTCAGCTCGTTCAGCCTTTCGATCTCGTTGTCGATGGCGTTGACGTCGCTCTCGATGTTCCGGCGCAGCATGACGATATTGTCGGCCTTGACCTCGAACTCACCCTGAATCGACTCCATGGTGTCCTGGATCGCCTGCCTCAGGCCTTCGTCATCTGTGTCGGCCAGAGCGGAAAGCTCGGCCATCTGGCCGGTGAGGGCGTATAGCTGGGTCATGCTGCTGGCTCCTGGTTGAATTTAGGACTGAGGTCTTTAAGCTCTTTATTGATGCGCTGAACCGCAGTGGTGTCTTTTCGGGCGGTGAGAATGCGTACCGCGTGGTCGTGAAGCTTCTTGACCTCCTGCAAGGACTGAGCTCCCTGCATCGTTTCAACTACCGACCTGATGTAGTCCAGACGTTCCTGCTTCTGACGATCCTCCTCAGCAACTTTGTCCTCGGCTTTGATGATCGCAACCTCATCGCGCACGGCATCAACGTAGGCAGCATCGTCGAACAACCCCATGTGGATGTCTGCAGAGAAGCCGAGAGGCTGCAGGCACTTGCCTATGGCATCAGTGAGCGACTTTTTGGCAGCCTCCCAGTCGGTAATAATCTTGCCTTGCTGAAGAAGAACGAACGGCGTGTGACCGTAGTGCTGAACCGTGCACTTCTGGCCTTCTTTGCCCAAGTACCAGAGCTCGATCTTCAATGTGTGCAGCTTTGCGTTGATGCGCGGAGCTTCCGGCCATTCCTTTGTAGGCGCTTGGAGTGGGGCGCCTTCGTCGAAGCGATCCTCAAGCACGGTCCAGCCCCAGCCCTCACCGCAAGGCCCGAACACTTCGGTCGCCTTGCGCATCAGGTAGGTTGGTTTGATGGCGGTGCCCTTGAAGCCGCCCATGCCCGTGAAGTTCTTTGTGGCGCTGGGGTCGGTGGTGTCGACCTGGTCCCAGATGCGCATGTTGGTACTGGACATTGATAGCTCCATGCGCAGCTTTGAGCAGCGCTGTAGGTTTGAAGAGTTACTGAGTGACCTTCCCGGCGAATGCGCTTGCAAGCATCCAGGCGGTGCAAAGGAAGAGGGTGAGGGCAGAGCCGCGCCAGAAGGCGATTCGCTTGGCGCGCTGGTAGCAGGTCATGGGCACGGCCTGGCAATCGGCCGGCGCTTCAGCCAGTCAGCCTTGATCGGGTAGGGCAGATCCGCGACGCGCATGCCGACTGGGAACCGGAAGGTTCCGCGTACTTGGGCGGCCGTAACATCATCAATCTGCTCATCGATGAGCGATTTAACCGGTGCAGTGCTCATGCAACCTCCTTGCGCCGCTCGGCAACCCGGCGTGCGCGCTCGCAGTAGTGTTTGAACTCGTCGGAATCGAGAGCGCCGGCGGTGAAGTGATTCACGATCAGCGCCTCGAGCCGTTTATCTGCGCGGAGCGTGTAGCGCTGCTCCAGCTGCGCAATAGCTTCACCGATGAGAACGTGCGGGCTCATAGCTCGGCATCCTCTGCATCCGCCTCGACCCCGGCCTGCGCATACTGCTCAAGGATCGACTCGGCGATTTCGTAGAGCTTGCCGCGGCTGTGGTCGCTCTGGCCGACGATTTCCCCGACCATGTTCTTCACGGTGCCGCCTGTTTCCGCTTGAAGCAGGAGGAGGGCCAAGGCGTTGAGGTCGTCTTGCTCAGCCTCCTGCAGTGCCCTGAGGTGCTCGGCGACCTTGGCAACGAACTGGCCTTGGCGGATGCCAACCGGTGGACCAAAGCGTTGGCGGACCAGAACGTCAGCACCACCAATCAACTGCTCGGCCTTGTCTTCAATCCATGCCTGGATCGTTTCTTGATGCGCTGAATCGTCTTCAGGCTCGGCGTGGTCGTAGAGCCATTGGGCTTTGCGTAGTGCTGACATGGTCGACTCCAAGTTGGCGGTGATTCGATCGCATTGGCCAGATGCCAGGCGCGGGTGACCAAACCCAGCCGTGAGACTGGCCTGGCACCTGCCAATGCGGTCGAGTTGAAGGAGCAGGCCTAAGCTCTGCTAAGATCGGGCTCCATCAATCCATCTAGGCGCGCTATGCACCCGAGTATTGAACAGGCCCTGAAGTTGATTGAGCTTGAAACAGCCCAAGGTGAGTTCTGCCAAGTATTCGATGCGGTGCACGCCATAGTTGAGAACCTGGGCGAGGCTGATTTGGCTGACCACCTCATCGATGCTATCCCTCAGTCCGTGCCGGTTGAACGAGTGGCGACACTGTTCAATCTCCTCGCATGGCAGACCGAAGATAATGGCTCAGCGTCCACACGAGCGGCCGAGCGCTGGCTGCTTGAGGGAAGGGACCTTCGTAGGTGCTCGGTCGCCTTGAGCCTTGATGTTTATCCGTTCATTGATGAGCAGGAGATGTATCGAGTGCTGTCCTCTTTGGCATCAACTCTGTCCCAGCTGACACACGCATGTGAGAGTTTGATCTCTGCTCGCCAAGCCGGATGAGCACGTGCCGTTCAGTAGGACGTCGTCTCATCCACGACGCAGAGCCCTCGATGACTGTCCCCTGAATCCCGATATGGGCAAGGAGGGCTCTGCGCTGTGGATGGCCGCAAGTGCGGGCACTTATCGGTGATCGGTCAGGCAGCGCGTACTTTGCTCGCACGCGCCTTCAGCTCTTTACCATCGACATCAACGACCAGGTATTCGCCGCCGCCACGACCGGTGCCGAGGTTGTTGGTGCGCAGGAACTTCCCCGCCTTTTCGTGACCGCGTGGGTTGGTGAGGATGACCGACTGGCCTTTGGTGAATGCACTCATTGGGCTTTCCTTCTTTGGTGGTTGAGTCGCAATTGATTTGCTAGGCATCTGGCTCGGTGGCGGCGATCGCTTCCTGAAGCCTGGCAATTAGGCCGGCAGGCAACGCCAGAGTCAGATCAGCGGGGGAATCGGCAAGCCTTTCGAGCGCTTCGCCTGGGATCGCACCGAGCAGCTCAACGCCTGCTGCGCGGATCGCATCGAGTTTGGGGCGTGAGATCGTCGGTCCACGCATCGACCCAGCCGTCACCTTCGATTTACCGGTGGCCTTGGCCTTTTGCAGTTCTCCTCCCAGGACCTTGCCAGCTTCCTCGCCGTGCAGACGCACAACTTGAACAGCGGTTGTGGCAGAGACTTGGCCGGAGGCAACCAACTGCTGGACGTCGGTGTTCGCGTTCCCTAGGGTCATAACGTGCTCAACATGCTGCCGAGTCTTGCCGACCTTCTTGGCGATCTGATCCGGCGACCACCCGAAGGCGGTGAGGCGCTTGTAACCGTCAGCCAGCTCAAGAGGCGAGAGCTTTTTGCCTTCCTGGCTGGTGATGACCCTCGCAACCCGCTCAGCATCGTTACCCTCGAAAGGCACGATAGGAATCCAAGCTTCCAGACGGGTCGGGTCATCCTTGCTCGGTGTACGTGGAAGTCGGCCTGCCTGGTCGAGCTTTAGATAGGCTCGGCGCCGGCGATGACCGTCGACGACCCACATGCCGCCGTCAGCCCGCGGGCGAACTTCCAAGGCTGGGAGTTGGCCGCCACCGAAAATGAACTCGGCGAGAGCATTGATACTTTCCTCCAGGTCTTCACCCTCGGTGCGAAGGTTAAAGCCAGGCTCTTCGTGGAGATCCTCGAGGCGTGCCTTCATCGCATCTGCGCGCCTCAGGTCACCATCCTTGATCATTTGTTTGAATGACTTGGCCATGCAATTTGTTTCCAAGTGGTTGTCATCCCAAAGCGCCCGGAAGACCAGGCGCTTCAGTGATGCTTTCCGCCGCGACCCGCTACTGGCGTCGGTCGCTGGCTTGAATCGTGCTGTTCCTCCAGCCGCGGGCCTTTCGGCTTGTTCTCCCGCTGGATAACTGGTCTCGGCGCTTTACGCTGCACGCCCGGGGCAGTTGCCACCCCTCTGGACTGTTGAGGCCTGTCCATCGCTGCCTTTGAATCTGGGCCGGTGTCGATCCGGCAAGAGATGTCGCTAAAGAACTGGCCCGTCTGAGGGGCTTTCTTGGCACCGTTGAGTACCTCAATGGGTGCAAATCTACAACTTAAAGTTACAACAAGCAAGCGTCTGGTTGTAATTTTTTCGAGACGAAGTTGTCCATCATTCATTTTGTGTGACCTTCAGTTGTAGTTTAGGGTGCAAAAAAGCCCGCACTAGGCGGGCTCGGCTGGGGTTTGGCGGGGTTCCTTCTACCAGAGAACCGACGACCAGAAGACTTTCCCTTTTATGTGGATGTTCTGATCGACCATTTCCTTAGCGGTGTACTCCTCGTCGGGGTGTTCGTCGCGATTGAAGCTGCGCATTCGGATGCCGCCGCCAGGAAGCCGGTATAGGGTTTTAACCCGGAGCTGCCCGTCATGATCAATGGCGTACATCTTTCCATCGACGACGCCCGTGCTGCCCTGGTCAACGCCCACAGTACTTTTGTCTGGTAGCACCGGTTCCATGCTATTCCCGCTGACCGTCACGCACACGGCATCGCTTGGCTGAACGCCCTGGCGGCGCAAGGTCAACTTCCCGAAGCGAAGCTTATTCTTGTGAGACTGTTCAATTACGGTTCGACCGCTGCCGGCCGACAGTTCCACTTCCTTGAGGAACGGCACATAAACCTCGTCGTCATCTAGCGGGGTGTTGTCATCCCATACGTCAATCGGACCAAGCACCTGAGCATTGGATTCTGCTGGGTCACTCCGCGGCAAAAGCTCTCCCGTGACTAGATATGCCACTGTCGTTGAGAGCGCTGCCGCAATCTCGTCCAGCCTACGCCCGCGCGGCACCGAAGCCTCCGCTTCCCATTTCTGGACCGCCTGAGGTGATACCGAAAGACGCCGTGCCAGCTCTGACTGGTTCAGGCCCGCCTGTTCTCGTTTGCGCGCTATGCGCTGACCTAATGTGCTCATGCGCGAATGATGCAACCAAGGGTTGTAAATATCACTGTGAATATTGGTTGTAGTTTCCACGATCTCACGATAACCTTTGGTTGTAGTTGTAACTTTTAGGGCGAAAAATGGAAGAGCTACCGATTTGTAAGGCGGCTAAAGCCGCAGGCGGACAGTCCGCTCTCGCTCGAATCCTCAAGGTCACGCCTCAGGCAGTGCAAAAAATGTGCGCCTCGGGGCGTGTGCCGGCCGAGCGAGTTCTGGAAATTGAAAAAGCTACTGGCGTGTCCCGCCATGAGCTGCGCCCCGATATTTACCCACAAGCTGCATAACCCATTCCAACCGCAAACAGCAGTGTGGTGCTAAGGCGTTGATTCTGTGCTGTCTGGCACTGAGCAACCACTGAAACTGAAACGAGGTTTTACGAATGGAAGACTTTCTGCGGGCCTGCCAGAGCGCCGTTCTGGACAACGAGGCCAAGACATTGGCTGCAAAGATGGGTGTTCCCCATGTGAGCCTTTTGCAGCGCGCCAATCCCGACAACGACGCTCATCACCTGACGGTAGAGCACCTATTCGGGATTCTGCTGCATTCGGGCGATATGCGGCCGCTGGCAGCGCTGGCCAATGAGTTCGGCTTTGACCTTGTATCAAAGGTTTCTCCGGCACCGCAGGCGCTCACTGCATCGCTGATCAGCGTTGGCAAAGAAGTAGCCGATCTGACAATAGCTGTGCACCAGGCCCTGCAAGACAACCACGTCAACAAGTTCGAGAAGTCCCTAATCCGCCAGGAAATTGAGCACGTGCGTCAAAGCCTGGATGTGATGGATGCCTCGGTGAAGGCGGCCTGACATGCAATACACCGTCACCGTCAATCAAGCCAAGGCACTGGAATGGGGGCTGAACTCGCAGCAGGCTTTGCTGTTCGCGTTCGTCTACGAGTGTCCTAGTTGGGCTAGCCCGATCAAGACGGACAACGGAATATTTTTTGCTCTTAGCAAGGCGAAGATCGTCGAAGAGCTACCTCTCCTGACCGACAAACCAGATACCGCATATCGACTGCTGAAGGCACTTGCTGAGGCGAGCCTGATCGAACTTTCGAGTACTTCGAGCATCACGCTTGTTCGCCTGACGCAGAAGGGGAAGGAGTGGAACCGCAAGCAAGATGGGTCGGAAAAATATCCAACCCCAGCAGAAAACAAAGGTCGGAAAAAAATCCGATCTACCTCGGAAAAATCTCCGAGCAAGGTCGGAAAAAAATCCGAGTTAGGGTCGGAAAAATCTCCGACAAATCAGGATACCAATAATCAGGTTACCAATCAGGGTACCAGTCACAGCTTGCAGGACGGCTCGGACAAGCCGAACCAGTCCTGCGGCTTGGTGCTGGTCGTTGATCGTTCCGACGCCCCCCGGGTTGAAATCCCTGCCGACATGCCGGGCCCGAAAGACCAGACCTGCAAGACCTTCAAAGTCTGGGCGAATTACGCCATGGCTTACCGCAAGCGTTACAGCACCTGGCCTGTTTGGAACGCCAAGGTTGGTGGCCAGCTTGGACAACTGGTTGACCGCCTCGGCGCTGACGTCGCCCATCACGTCGCCGCTCATTACCTGAAAACCAGCGATGCGGCTGTTCTGCGCAAGTGCCACAGCCTCAACGAACTGCTGATGAACGCCGAGAGCTACCACACCCAATGGGTGACCGGTCAGCGCGTCAACGGGACAACCGCGCGCCAGATGGAGCGCACCGAGGCAAATCTGTCCGCAGCGGAACAGGCGGCTCAACTGGTTCTGGCCAAGCGCCAGGCAGGGGAGCGCAATGAGTACCTTTGAGATGAACGATGCCCAGGTAGCAGGATTGGCCGCTGCCATTTGCGCGACGGCAGAGGCCATGGGGCAGGAAATGAACCCAGGCACTGCCGCGATGATGGCCGAGGACCTCTGCGCTTACCCGGTGGCTACCGTCCGCGCCGCCCTAAAGGCCTGCCGGCTGGAAGTGAAGGGCAAACTCGCCATGGCGGACATCCTGCAGCGCGTGCAGGCTGCTGACGGTCGCCCTGGCAAGGATGAGGCGTGGTCCATTGCTCTGGCCGCGTCTGATGAGAGTGAAACCGTGGTGATGACTGCCGAGATTCAGCAGGCCATGGTCGCAGCACGGCCGGTACTGGTACTGGGCGATAAGGTCGGCGCCCGGATGGCGTTTATGAGTGCCTATGAGCGGTTGGTTTCCTGGGCGCGCACTGAGGCGGAACCTGCAGCCTGGAGTGTTTCCCTTGGCTTCGACCCGGCTCGCCGAGTGACTGCCATCGAATCGGCTGTGCGTATGCAGCTGATCACCCAAGAGTCGGGCACCAAGTACCTGGCCGATCTACGTATCGCACCAATCACAGCTGACGGCCAAGCCATTGCCGGGCTCCTCACCGGTACCGCTTTCGAAGCATCCCCGAAACTGCGCGCGAAGCTCGCCGAGGTCCGCTCAATTGTTGAGGTCGCTAAGACCAGGCAGGACCGCGAGAGGCGCAAAAAGGCCCAGGCCGATCGAGTTAACACGTATCTGCGCAAGCGCAAGGCCCGCGAGGCAATCGCCGCGGCGCAATCGAAGGAAGGATTCTATGAACATCGACAAATCGAAGCTACAGCCCCTGCTGTGGGCGGTGGTAGGCGCCTGGAAGGCCGGCGACCAGGACCTGCAGGTGCACACTGACGCGCTCGACGAGTTCTTGGGCGAGTCAACGGTGGAGGAGGTTGCTCTGGAACTGCTTGCCGAGCTCGAGCTGCTTGAGGCCGAGAACGAGGCGCTTCGCAAAGACGCTCAACGCTGGCGCTTCGTGCGCAGTCCCATCGGAGCCGGTTCGTCTTTGGCGATTTGGCAAGAGGGCCGGATGCCTTTGTTTTCGGCAATTGCGGATGCTGTCGTTGATGAGGCCATGGCTAAGGAGGCATCCCATGGCTGACCTGATGCTCCGTACTGAGCAAGACCGCGCCCGCCTGATCGGATACCTCACCGGCCTGGACCTGGCCAAGCCGCGTCGCCTGACCATTGTCGAGGTTCGGAACAAGCGCAGCGACGCCCAGAACCGCCTGCTGTGGATGTGGAATGGCCTGATCCAGGAGCATCTGCGCGACTCCTACGGCCAGGTGGCGAGCGGCGAGGAATGGCACGAGATCCTGGTCGCCAAGCTGTGGCCGGCCGAGGTTCACCCGGTGGAACTACCAGACGGCACCCGGTACCGCGTTGGTCGGGCCAAGACTCGTAAGTTCAGCACCCAGCAGATGACCCAATACCTCGAGCTGTTGGACGCTTATTGCGCCGAGAGCCTGCAGCTGCTCCTGCCGCATCCAGAGGACCTGATGATGGCGATCTACGGCGAGCGCCGCGGGAGGGCTGCATGACGCGAACTGCCCTCAAGGAAGTGAAGCAGAAGACCTGCAAGGCCTGCGGCGGGAAGTTCCGACCGACCTTCAACAGCACGCAGGTAGTGTGCAGCCCGAAGTGCGCATTAGCGCATGCCCCGGTGAATCACGACAAAGCCCGCAAAGCCATCGACCAGCGCGAGCGCCGCGAGATCCAAGTGCGCAAGGAGAAGCTCAAGAGCCGATCCGAGTACATTCGTGAAGCCCAGGTGCTGTTCAACGAGTACATCCGCCTGCGGGACCAGCATCTGCCGTGCATCAGTTGCGACTCGCTGCCCAGCGATCACGATCTGATCACCGGCAGCCGATGGGACGCCGGCCACTACCGATCTGTAGGTGCCTGCCCGGAGCTTCGCTTCGAGCCGCTCAACGTTCACCGCCAATGCGTGAAGTGCAATCGCAACCTCTCCGGGAACTCTATCGAGTACCGCATCCGTCTGGTCCAGCGCATCGGAGCTGATCAGATGACTTGGCTAGAAGGGCCGCATCAGGCCCGCAAATACACCATCGAAGATTTGAAGGCCATCAAGGCTGATTACCGAATGAAGATCAAAGGATTGAAAGGAGTAGCAGCATGACATGGAGTGATATCGCTCAAGTTTTCGCTTTAGCGCAGGCCACTAATAGTGGGTACTGCATTGTTCGTGGTTTGTTGGCCGCTCAGCGACGGAAGCACATGGAGGGCTGGGGATGAAACTAAACAGTGCACGATTGGCGTGGCATGACTGTCTCTACGTACCCAGGGACAGCCAGGGTGCTTGTCTGCAGGAGATGGGTCTTCTGGGTCGGATGATCCAGAAGACGGAGCGCATGGCCAACGCTGGTCATGCGGCTCATCAGACATTGGCCGGTAGAATTCAGCAAGCTATCGACACGCTGTCGAGCGGCCTGAAGGCGTTCGGGAACTACATGTACAGTCCGTTAGCCACGGAGGACGACAAAGACGAAGCAGAAGAGGTTGTTTTCCTGGCGGCGTACGCTATGGGGCCGAAGATGTATGCGAAGAAGTTCGAGAAGGCTCGTCTGGTCGCCATCGGCGTGCTCCGTCGGTACCGCCGGATGCACCAAGGGGGACAGAGTGAAGGGATTGACCCTTGCCCTACACCAGAGGCGTTTCGCACTTGGTTGCTGCTGGTCCTTGGCCTGGAGCTTTCATCTGAGCAATGGGCGAGGGAATGGGGAGGTTTTGTTCAGGCTTGTTTCGACGCCTGCAGCGACCTCGATAGGGATGCGTTGGCGCCTGTCTCTTTGGCGATAAAAAAGATGAAAATAGCTGCTTGACGACAAATGTCCGGCTAGGGTAGAGTTCTTCCCATCGTTACAGTTTTGCCTAAGGCAAAAATATTTCAGAAACCGGCTTTCGAGCCGGTTTTTTTATGCCCGCCAGAAACACAAAAGCCCCGATCAGTTCGGGGCTTTTTCGTTTGCGCGGAATGGAAAAGAGAGGGCGGCTCCAGAAGGTGTTAAGGCCACTTCCTGTAGCCGCCAGATCGCAGACTGTACCTGCAAGCCAGCCAAGGCCCTCACTGCTCGCGCGAGCGGGACGGAGCCTAGCAGAAAATCAAACGGACTTGCAGATGTTCAAAGAATTTCGTTGCGGAAAATGCAACCGACTACTCGCCCGTGTGGGGGAGTTCAGTCAGATCCAGATCAAGTGCACGCGATGCGCGACCTTGAATCATGTAAAGACCTCGAGTCTCGATTTATCGCCTGTGAGCGACATGAATGCGGCAGAAGCCGCGCAAATCATTCGACTTTAATAGGTGAAAAATTATGGGTGCTCGTACACGTGTTCCTTTCACTGGCAGCGGTTCTTCGGTTCTTCCTGCCTATCAGAACATGACTCCAGGCCAGTTCCTGCTTTCTCCAAACGGCCGCTTCAAGCTGCTGCTGCAGGTGGACGGGAATCTGGTCATTCAAGACAACGGAGTCACTGTTTGGGTAGCTAACGAAAACCAGCCATATACCATGACTACTCGTCTGCGAAGAAAGGACCCTACGGCGTTTTACGTTCAGTACGGTGCTTTCTTGGAGGACCGGGTGCGTATGCGTGTTTGGCTGACTCAGAACAGCACGTTTACCAATAATGATCAGTGGAACCGTACCCACCTGATCCTTCAGGACGACGGCAACATTGTGCTGGTCGATTCGCTTGCAGTTTGGAATGGCACTGGTGGTATCCCGCTCGTTCCGGGCTCAATCAGTTCGGTAGTCTTCCCGATAGGTACCGAGCTTGTGAAGGGCCAAGTCCATCAAGCAGGCGCAAGCAAGATTGCATTCCAAGCGGATGGCAACGTTGCCGCATACGGCCCTGGCGGCAATCTTGTTTGGTCGACAAACACCCAGAACCGCGGCGCCACGCGTGCAGTTTTCCAGGCTGACGGGAACTTCGTCGTCTATGGGGCGAACAACGTTCCACTTTGGCAGTCCCGCACTGCAGGCTATCCAGGAGCTGTCCTGCGGCTACAGCCTAACGGCGGCGTAGCGATCGTAAACGACAATCCGGTTTGGGCGCGTTTCGGATTCGAGCCAACCTATCGACACATCCGGATCATCAACGTCGACAACGGAGTTTGGGTGACCAAGGACATCTTCACCTGGCCCAAGCAGCAGTAACTACTAAGGCAGTCTTTTCAGCTGTTTTAGTGGAACTGGGTGGAATTTCAATCCAGTCGAGCGAGCCTTGAGCTCCGAAATATCGCCTTTGAGCGACATGAAAGCGGAATCCTCCGCGACCAATCATTCGACTTAATAAGGTAAGTATTATGGAACCTCTCAAACTCGGCGCCCATACCGTCAACAAACAGCTGGGCAGATACACCGGCAGCAAAATGTTGCTTGATCCGAAACTGAATGTGAACGGCGCAGTTATTCAAACAGGGTATCTCATGGGGAGCGGTGGGGCCGCGCGTATCACTATGGGTACCCAAGAACCAAAAGGTTATGCCGACGAAGATGCGCCTGTGGTGCTACTTGCTTATGGTTCCTCCGAGGTGCGGGCCAACGTCTGGCTGACTCGCCCGGTTTTGATCCCGGCTGGGCAGGGGCTCTACACTGGTTACGAGCAAGCCTCTGGTGGTTACGCTTGCCTGACGTATGATCTGCTGCCTTAATTGGGGCGGATTGCGTTAGCTACTGAAGCCCGGCCTTTGGGTCGGGTTTTTTATTGGGGAAAGTGACTGAGAGGCCAAAGGTTGATGTAGCTAGACCTCTGAGGCGCCCGCTATGGGGCTATGCCGAGGTTCGAAACCTGTCTTTCTCCCGCCGATTTGAAGCCAGGCCCTGCTCCGGTTTTTTTAAAGGATTGAAAAGCTGTGCTAATGTCCATGTCTCATTTTCCTTGCTGCAAAGGTATGGACGCATGGGTATTGACGCAAAAGTTTTGATGGGCGCAGTAGAGCAAACGAAAGAAATCGTCAACGGGATGTCGAGAGATCTGCAGGTAGATGCGGGCGTAATCGCTGGCACCTACAATATTTTGATGAACGCAGAAAATAAGACAAACGAGTATGAGTTTGACGAGATCCAGGTTGCTCTTGAAGAGCAAATAAAGGCTGGCAGACTCAATGGAAGCGTCACTCGACATGAGGGACGAATCGTAAAAGTAGTCGTCTACTAAACATCGCAGCCGCAGAATTTTTCCGAGCCCTGCTTTATTGCAGGGCTTTTTGTTGCCTGAGGTTTACTGCAGCCAGGGTAGCCTTCGGGAGGCTTGGACACTGATAAGCCGGTAGTACAGTGCTACGGAATACCACCGGCAGCCCGCGCACCCATGCTCCGTACGCTTCATGGGTGGCGTGAGACCGGATCGGCGAGACTGGTGCAGTAGGGTGCCAGCGTCGTGATGGTCTTTGGCAGACGGCGGGAAAGACCGCGGTTGGACCATTAAGAATGGTTGAGGGGCGAAATCAGGGATGTTATCGGTGGCTTTGGTGTTGATTGCAGATAAGGCTATCGGATACCGTGCTGCTTTCGAATTCAATGGAATGTTCAGGATGATATTTAGTCAATCAGGGGCTCGACCAACGGAGAAGCGTAGAGTTTTAAAAGCTATAAGCTTAATTTTCTGCACCTCTATTTTGTCAACCTCTTTAGCTCAGGCAGCTTCAGCACCGGAAGGGCCAACATTTGAACAAGTGTCTCGATGTGTATATGTTTATCAGCCCATGATTGAGGTCGCAAAGAGTACCTCGAATAAACCTCTGCACGACTATATACTGCCTCGAGTCAGTTGGCTTATGGGGTACATGCAAGCCAAAAAGGGCGATGCAACGTTTAATCTGGCATTTTACGATAATCTTCCCGCGAACAAATTGGTCGGCAAAGCTGTAGAGGAACGCTTGCGTGCGGCACTTAAAGCATCGAGCGAAGATAGAGAGGCTGCCTTGACAAGCGCTTTGCAGCCGGCAAGGGAGTGCGACAAATACATCGGCATGAGCATCTGAAACATAGCCTTTCATTGTAGAGAATCGTCGTCTTTCTCACTTAGTACTAGTGCTGCGGCACATGAATCAGTTTTTAAGCCTCGGCCAATCGCCGGGGCTTTTTCGTTTTCGGCTCCTCCACACCCATTGCTCCGAGCTGGGAGTGCTGCTGGGGCCGTTCTAATTCCAATCGTGCCCATCGGAGTCGAGCGCATGGAGCTTTTTCACCGCCTGCTCGAAAAACTCGATTGGGCTATTGCGGGCCTCATCGGGGCCGTGGTCGCCAGTTGGTGGCACCGGGATGACCTGACCGACCGAAAGGCCTGGCTGCTGTTCCTGTCCACGGGTGCTGCCTGTGCGCACTACCTGACCGGTATGGTCAGCGCCTACTTCGGAATTGTTGAGCCTCGGAGCGTTGCCGGTGTCGGCTTCCTCTTGGGTACCTTTGGTGGCTCCCTGATCGCCGCCATTCACCGTGCAATCAAAGCCGCCGACCTTTGGTCTCTGATCAAATCCAGGTTCGGGGGAGGTGCGGGATGATCCTCGAGTACATCAACGGCGCATCCGCTGGCGTGATCGCAATCTGGGCTACTTGGTGCGTGCTAAGCGGCAAGGTGCGGGACGGTGTGATCGGCAAGATCATCTACGCCACCATCGCCCTGAGCGGCTACGCCATCCTTGCCCGGGCGGACCGTGGGTTCTTCACTCCGTCGATGGCCGGGACGACTCTCTACGTCACCCTGGCCATGGCCGGCGCTCGGCATATCTTCATCGTCATGTACTGGCAGCGGGTTAGGGCCTGGCTGTGCCGCACGCTGAATTGCGAGCACTGCCTGAAGGACTGCCGATATGGCCCGGGCGGAATTGAGCGACGCAAACCTTAGTTCGCGCCACAAATTAAAGGTGTGCCGTTTCGTGGCGGATCAATCACTCCTCAACAGGGGGAATAGCTCAGTGGGATTGCGCGATTCCATGTTCATCTTTGCGCACGCCGCACCTGCCAGGCCTTTGTTTGCATAACTTGGCTTTAGTCGCATCTTTTCCTGGTTGTCGTAAACATCAAAGCCGCTCGACAGAGTATTGGCGTAGAAGCGACCACCTGAATGAAACGACTCCGTTGCTATTGGAACAGCTGGAACGATAACGAATCTTGGTTGCATTTTTTGTGCCTCCCCAGGCAGAGATTTAACTATTAGTCACTCATTTGGATAGCTGCCACGAAGGTCAGAACGATTCGACGGAAGGTATGCAAGCTGAGTGCGAGGAGGCCCCATGAGCAATGTAACCCGCCTGCATCACGCCCTGCCTTTACCGCCTGATGTGGTAGCGGCAATCAACGTTCTGGACGCGAGCCTCGTCAAGGCTATCGACGAGTCCAAGGCTGCCGGGCTTCCGCAGGGCATGATCGTTGCGCTTCTGCAGGGGCATGCCCACGCCGAGACACTCAGGTTGGTGACTAACTGAGTCAGCGCAGAACTCAACCGCTCTTGTGATCAAGGGATAAAAAGCGATCTACCGAAGCCCGCAGCGAGTACGGCTCCAGCAGTCAGCGCTTCCTTGGCAAGATCCTTGAAGCTATCTTTTGCCGTGTCGGACATAGCATCCCCCAGGCGGGATCCGATCGACGGACCGAGGCTAGTGGGCATATTCAGTATCTCCAGCCCTTTCGTGGAAAGCACACAGTCTCGAAAGATGCTTTCGTTTTTGTCTCTAGGCAGTTCTGCCCAAACATACCCGGCGTCTATGAGCCAAGTCATCGTGGCCCTGTAGATGGCTGCGTAGTGGTGGTAGCGATCATCAAAGCCTTCTTCGCTTGGCCTTGATAGCGGCTGCATGATCTGGCCGTCTATGAACTTTCTGATAGGGAACGATTGGTAGAGCGTCCCAAAAATTAGGCCGACGGTTTTATCAAAGTCCTCAATGTTGGACGTGTCCATGCGTTCTCCCCAGAAAAATAAACCCTTTACCTGATGCTTCCCGCTTCATCAAGACGATCACATAGCGTGGCACAAAGCCCCAAGGAATCACCATGGCGCTGACAGCAAAACAGCAGCGCTTCGTCGATGAATATCTTCTAGACCTGAATGCCACGCAAGCGGCTATCCGTGCTGGGTACAGCAAGAAGACGGCAAAGGTTATCGCTGCACAGAACTTATCAAAACTTAACATTCAGTCCGCAATTGCAGATCGTATGAGCGCCAGGGGGCAGAAGGCAGCAATCACCCAAGAAATGGTGCTTGAGCGCCTATGGATGATTGCCACGGCAAACCCTAATGAGCTGATCGAGTATCGGCGAGGGTGCTGCCGCCACTGCTTTGGCGTTGATCATCAGTACCAGTGGAAAGACGAAGCCGAGATGCTCAAGGCGGTCACTGATGCGTCCGACCCTGACAGCGTGACGGAAGAGGGTGGCTTTGGGTTTAACCCAACGATACGCCCGCATCCCAAGTGCCCGAAATGCCATGGAGATGGCTTTGGCTCTGTCCATGCTCATGACTCGCGCACAGTGAGCCCCGCTGCACTCGCCCTGTACGCAGGGGTGAAGCAGACCAAGGAGGGCTTCGAAATCAAGATGCATGACCAGTTGGCCGCTCTCGACAAGGTGGCCAAACACCTGGGCATGTTCTCCGAAAAGTCCAGTTCGCCACTCGATGACGAGATGAAGCGGCTGAACATCGAGAAACTACGCCGCGAACTGGAAGACCCGAACAAGGGCCTGCCCGAGCCCAAGCAAGTAATAATCGGGGTAGAAGATGCAAGCGACCCTGAAGCTGAATAAGCCCCAGTTCGAGTTCATCAGTCACCCCAAGAAGTTTTCAGCGTTCGTCGGCGGTTATCGTAGCGGCAAGACGTTCGTGGGTTGCGTGCGGATGTGCATCAACGCGCTTGAGCATCCAGGTATCCCGCAAGGTTACTTCGCGCCGACCTATCCTCAAATTACGGACATTTTCTACGACACGATCCCGGCAGTCGCTGAGGCGTTCGGCCTGTTAGCTGACGTTGTGGCGAGCAACAAGCGGGTCTACCTGCGCGACAGTCGTGGGCGCTGCCTGAGTACCATTGTGTGCAAGAGCATGGAGCACCCGCACCGCATCGTCGGTTTCAACATTGCCCACGCGCTGGTCGATGAGATCGACTGTATGCCGGTCAAGAAGGCCGACAGTGCCTGGAAGAAGATCATTGCGCGGATGTCTACCGTGTGGCCAGGTCGCGATGAGAACACCATCGACGTGACCACCACGCCCGAGGGATTCAACTGGGTACATCGCAAGTTCGTCAGGGAGCTGGCGGATGACCCTGAGCAGCGGCAGTTCTACGGGATCGTGCATGCCAGTACCCGGCAGAACGCCAAGAACCTGCCGAAGGACTACATCCCGTCACTGCGCAAGTCATACCCGGCCAACCTGGTTGACGCCTATATCGACGGCCTGTTCGTCAACCTGACCTCAGGTAGCGTTTACCCGAACTTCTGCCGCCGACTGAATCACACCGGTGAGATCGTTCGCCAGGGTGAGGCGCTGCACATCGGCATGGACTTCAACATCAACCGCATGGCGGCCTGTGTGTTCGTCGTCCGCGATGGCCGCCCGATGATGCTGGATGAGATCACCAAGCTGTTCGATACCCCGGCTATGGTCACTGAAATTCAGCGGCGCTACCGAGGGCACAACATCACGGTTTATCCAGATGCTAGCGGCAAGAACCGAAAGAGCGTCAACGGCTCCGAGTCTGACCATGCGCTGTTGCGGCAGGCCGGCTTCAACGTCCAGGTCAACCCGTCTAATCCCTTTGTCCGCGACCGGGTGCTGGCCGTGAATGCCCAGCTCCTGAACGGTGAGGGTGAGCGACGGCTGTTGGTCAATACCGAGCGCTGCCCGCACACCACTCAGGTGCTGGAGCAGCAGGCCTACACCGAGCAGGGCGAGCCTGCCAAGGACGGCACAGAAGACCCGGCAGACGCCTTCGGGTACTTCGTTGTGTTCCGCTACCCGATCAACGCTGCAACGTCCACAACCCAATCCCTGAGAATGTGACCATGAGCGATAACCCAAGCATCACGCTGCCCGCAGTCGACGCCATGCGCGCCTACTGGGCCGTGATTACACCGCTCATGGGCGGGACGATGGCGATGCGCGCGGCGGGCAAGACCCTGTTACCGCAATACCCCGCCGAGGATGACGACTCCTACAAGGAGCGTCTGCGCCTCTCGACGCTGCTGCCGGCCTATTCCGAGACGGTTGGCAACATGACCTCCCGGGTGTTCGCTGAGCCGTTGCAAGTCGGTGACGATGTGCCAGAGGGCATCCAGGTGATGACCAAGGACATCGATCTGGCCGGCAACGACCTCAACTCCTGGGCCGTGGGGTTCTTCCGAGACGGCCTGAGCCATGGCCTGTGCCATGCGTTCGTTGACCACCCGCCATCCGAAGGCGTGCGTACCCAAGCAGAAGAGCAGGCCGCCGGCGTGCGGCCTTACGTCGTCCAGGTGAAGCCCGAGCAGGTTTTGGGCTGGCGCTCCAAGGGTGGTGTCCTCACCATGATCCGCTACATCGAAGTTATCGAGGAGGAGGAAGGCGACTTCGGCGCCAAGTGCGTCGACCAGATCCGCGTGCTGGAACCTGGCAAATGGCGGACCTACCGTCGCGCCGAGAAGGGGGGGGCGTGGGCGCCGCATGAGGAGGGCACCAATAGCCTTACCAGCATCCCCTGGGTGACGTTCTATGCCGGGCGGACTGGCTTCATGACTGCAAAACCACCACTACTGGAGCTGGCCCACCTCAACGTCAAGCACTGGCAGAGCCAGAGCGACCAGGACAACATCCTGCATGTGATTCGGGTGCCGATTCTGGTACGGATCGGCGTGCAAGCGATGTTCAACGATCACGGCCAGCCAGTACCGCCAGAGTTCAAGGTCGGTACCGGCTCGCTGACCGATCTGCCGGCCAACGGCGACCTCAAGTATGTCGAGCACACCGGTCAGGCGGTCGAGGCCGGGCGCACGGCGCTGCAGGACCTGATCGGCGAGATGCGTATGGCCGGGGCCAAGCTGCTGACCCCCGAAAAGGCTGCCACCAAGACCGCGACGCAGGCGGAGGAAGAGGCAGCACAAGAGCTTTCTCCTCTGGCTCGCATGGCAAGTCACTTTGGCGACTGCCTGGCGCAGTTGCTGCAGTACATGGCCGACTATCGTGGCCTCGGCGAGGGTGGCGCGGTGGAGATGCGCGGCAACTTCGATGTTGACTACATGCCGGAAGTCTCGCTGCCGACCCTGGTGGCCATGGCAAACGCCGGCATGATCTCCAAGGAAACGCTGTTCACCGAGATGCAGCGCCGCGGTGTGATCAGTGACGAATACGACTGGGACGAAGAGCTTGAGAAGATCGAGTCCCAAGGCCCTGCGCTCGGTGCGCTGTGATGAAGACGGCCAACGAGAGGTTGCTGGATGAGCTGATCGGGCATGAGGTTGACCTTTCCAGGCTGAGCAATGGCCAGGTCAGGGCGATCATCAAGATCCTGAACAGCAAGGACGCCGAGCTGCGGGTCGCGCTGATAGAGGCGATCGATATTCTCGGTACCGATCTATCGGTGCCGGCAGTGGATAGGGCCCTGGCTGACGTATTGCGCCTCAACCAGGCCACTTTCGTCGAGCTCCGCCAGGCGCTGGACCAGGCCACCGACAGCCTGATCAGCTACGAGCTCGCCTTCCAGCAGGGCGCGCTGCGAGCAGTTCTGCCTGCTGTGGTGCAAGAGGCTTTCCCTGTCGTTGCGCCTACGTTCAGCCAGGTCAAAGCCATCGCCCAGGCCAGGCCATTCCAGGGGCGTCTGCTCAGGGAGTGGATGGCCGGCATCGAGGCGAACCGCGCTGCTGCCGTTCGCGATGCCGTCCGTGCTGGCGTGGTTGAGGAGCGCACGACTGCTGATATCGTCCGCACCGTCATGGGTACGCGGGCACAGAACTACGCTGACGGCATCCTGCAGAAGCCCAGGCGCGAGGTTGAGGCGGTCGTCAGGTCCGCCATATCGCACACCGCTGAAACGGCCAGTGACGCCGCCTACGAGGCCAACAGCGACATCATCAGCCATGTTGAATGGCTCAGCACCCTGGACACGCGCACGTCGTCCGATTGCCGCATCAGGGACCGCCTGCCGTACACCTTGGGCACCTACAAGCCGATCGGGCACAAGATCCCATGGCTGGCCGGGCCCGGGCGGATTCACTTCTGCTGCCGGTCGACCAAGCTGCCGATCCTGAAGAGTGCATCCAGGCTTGGGTTCAGTGACAGCTCGACGCGGGCCAGCATGGATGGCCAGGTGCCGCAGTCGACCACATACGCGGACTGGTTGCGTCTGCAGCCAGCAGCGCGCCAGGACGAGATTCTCGGGCCGGTGAGAGCTCGGTTGATGCGTGAGGGCGGGCTGAAGCTGGAAGCGTTCTACAACGACAAAGGTAGGTTTCTGGCGATTGAAGAGCTTGTGGCTCGGCCGAGAGCTTAGGGTGGCCATTTGATGGCAATCCAGATTAGAGTGGTAGCAAGCCAAAACCATCTCTAGGGAAGAAAATGACCCACAAAGAAAAAGCCGCGCTACTGCTTGGGCTCGTCTCCGGCGAAACCCGCGAATTAAATCAGAGCAATATCCTTCCATTTGGGGATGTTCTTCACGAGCATATCGATGACTTCGAGGCTGCAGTTGACCTCAAGGGCTTCAAGTATTGCGGCGATACCTACCGTAACGACGCAGGAAACGAGACTAATTACCATCTGATGAGGGGGTTGGTTCTCTTCGCTTATGCGCGCGAATCACTACTAGCAAAATCAGAGTAAAAAAACCGTTTACAGAACCCGGCTCTAGCCGGGTTTTTTATGCCTGCAGTTCGGATGGACGGGGCGCAATGGGGCCGGAAGGCCGAAGAAGGGCGGACGCCCGGAGATAAACCAATGAAACTCAAACTCGACGATCAAGGCCATGCCGTTGTCCAAAATGGTAAGCCTGTCTACGTGCACGACGATGGCAAGGAGGTGGCTTTCGATGCGCCCGCTGCCGTTTCCAAAATCGGCTCGCTGAACAAGGAAGCTCAGGGGCACCGGGAGGCCAAAGAAGCTGCCGAGACCAAGGCCAAGGCGTTCGAAGGCATAGAAGACCCTGAAAAGGCCCGCGCCGCTCTGGCTACGGTCGCCAACCTCGACGCTGGCCAGCTGGTTCAGGCCGGCAAGGTCGAAGAAATCAAAGCTGCTGCCATCCAGGCCACCGAGGAGAAGTTCAAGGCGCAAGTGACGACCCTCGCGGACCAGGTGAAGTCGATCACCGCCGAGCGCGACTCGACTACCGCCATTCTCTACCAGGAGAAGATCGGCGGGTCCTTCGGCCGCTCCAAGTTCGTCGCAGACAAGATCGCTGTGCCATCGGACATGCTTCAGAACACTTTCGGAAAGGCCTTCAAGGTCGAAGATGGCAAAGTTGTGGCCTACGGCGATGACGGCAACAAGATTTACAGCCGTGCACGGCCTGGCGAGCTCGCTGATTTCGATGAAGCGCTGGAAACTCTCGTCGAGCGTTACCCGCACCGTGACAGCATCCTCAAGAGTTCTGGCGCCAATGGCGGCGGTGCTCCTAATAGCGGTGGTGGAGGTGGCGGCAAGAAATCGCTTAACCGTGCAGCTTTCGATGCGCTCGATCCGGCCGCGAAGGCCGAGCATGCGCGCAGTGGCGGCACGGTCACTGACTGACCCAACGCCGCCGGGGTTCGCCCGGCAAGTAATCAATGCCCGCCATGAGCGGGCTTTTTTGTGGAGAAAGCCAACATGGCGAACACCCTGAACAACCTCGTACCTGACTTGTATGAGGCGCTGGACGTCATTTCGCGAGAGATGACTGGTTTCATTCCTGCTGTTTCGCGTAACTCTGACGTAGCCCGTGCGGCGCTGGGTCAGGAGGTTCGCGTGCCGATCACTTCCGAGTCGGCGGCGGCTGACAACGTACCCGGTGTCACTGCCCCAAACACTGGTGATGCTGTCGTCGACAACGTGGCGGTCACCATCAGCAAGAGCAAGCACGTTCCTGTACGTTGGAATGGTGAGGAGACCAAGGGCCTGCAAAACGCCGGTACCTTCTCGACCATCCAGGCTGATCGCTTCTACCAGGCTATGCGTACTCTGGTGAACGAGATCGAAAAAGACCTGTGGCTGGAGGCGTACAAGAATGCTTCTCGCGCCTACGGTGCCGCCGGTACCACGCCATTTGGAACCGCAGCCGATCTTTCCGACTTCGCCGGCGTGCTGGGCATCCTGGAGCAGAATGGTGCTCCAACCAACGACCTGCAGTTGGTGCTGGGGCATGCGGCTATTGGCAACATGCGCGGCAAGCAGTCCGGCCTGTTCAAGGTCAACGAGGCGGGTTCCAGCGACATGCTCCGTAACGGTATGACCGACCGCATCATGAACATGGCGATCCGTCATTCCCATCAGGTGGGTCGACATGTCAAAGGTACTGGCGATGGCTACGTGACCAACGGGGCAATCGCTGTTGGCGCCACTAACGTTGCCCTGGCGACCGGTACTGGCGCTGTTCTCGCCGGTGACATTGCCGCCTTTGCTGCAGATGGCGACAACAAGTACGTGGTCGGTGCTGGTGTTGCCGCTCCTGGCACCATCTCTCTGAATAAGCCGGGCTCGCAGATCGTCATTCCGACCGGCAACGCGCTCACTCTGGGCAACAGCTATACAGCGAACGTCGCATTCGCTCGTTCGGCTATCGTGCTGGCGACTCGCGCGCCAGCTCTACCAGAAGGCGGCGACTCGGCGGATGACGTGATCACCATCACCGACCCGCTCACTGGCCTGTCGTTCGAGATCGCGGTCTACCGCCAGTTCCTGCAAACGGCCTACCACGTCCGCTTGGCTTGGGGCTACCGCGCCATCAAGAGCGAGCACATCGGCCTCCTGATCGGCTGATTCCACTACCACAACGACAACCAGGGGCTTCGCCCCCTGCGTTGTTTCAGGAGATTGAGAAATGGCTGGACTGACCAGAGAACAGAAGGCAGCAAAAGTGCTGCAGGAAAAGGCTATTGAGCTGAGTGGCCTCGGCGCAGAAGCGTTCGAAGCACTTGCGGTGGAAGAAAAGGAGCCTTGGGTTACCAAGGCCAAAGAAGTGCTGGAGCCGGAGGCTCCACCGGAAACAAAGGGCAAGCCGTCTGCTTCCTCCAAGGACGAACCCGACTACTTGGGTTTGATCAAGGTTCGACTGGGTACCGATGAGATTTACGTCCACCCGACGTGTCTAGCTGACCACAAACGGCTCGGCTGGGAAGAGGCATAGCCCCGATGACCACCTACATCAACACCGTGCAGGTGGATAGCCTGCTGGGAGCCGATTGGGCGCCCGAAGAGAAGAAGCCGCGCGCGGTGCTGATGGCCAACACCTGGCTGACCAACCTGGGGCTGCCTGCGTTCGACCCAGTGCCGGACGACGTGGTCCAGGCTGGTGCCGAAATCGCCCGGGAAGCCGCTGCTGGCAACATCTTCACGGCCAAGGAAACCGGGGTGCTGAGCAAGTCGGTGGATGCCGACGGAGTTTCCAGCAGCAAAACCTATTCGGCGTCCGCCCGAAAGATCAGCGCCGGCGAGTCATTCGCCTTGGCGCTGCTGAGCCAATACCTGGGCACCGGCCAGGCCAAGATAGTGAGGGGCTGATATGGGCCTTCGAGACGAGCTGCAGGCCGACATGGCTGAGGCCTTTAACACTGACCTGGCTGATGCTGTTAGTGCGGTAGAAGGCAGCAGGGCGGTGAAGGGGGCTTATGACCCCGCAATTGGTGGCACCCCAGAGACGACTATCTACTACACCGGGCGCGGCGTCTTTGGGCAGTACAAGGCCAGGGAGATCGACGGAGCGCGCATTCTGGCTTCGGACGTTCGCCTCAAGGCCCTCCAGAACGAACTGTTCATGCAAGAGGGCGGGGTGGTCACAGCTATCGCCGCCGTACCGGCCATCAACGATCGCATCAGCGGCTACCGCGTGGTCAGCGTCGGCCAGGACGCCGCCAAGGCTACCTGGACCATTCAACTGAGGAAGTGACCATGGCTCGCGGATCGCACATGAAAGAGCGGTACGGCGGCCAGTCCGGCAGCTTTGCCCTAAGCCTCGCCGAGTTTGCACAGCAGGCCACCGATGCTATCGACGCGAGCCTACGCGAGATCGTCATCGAGCTGGGCGGTTCGCTGATCCGGATGTCGCCAGTTGATACCGGGCGATTCCGGGGCAACTGGCAGTTCAGCGTCGACACGCCGGCCAGCGGCACGCTTGACGAGGCGGACCCTTCAGGATCCGCAGCCACAGCGCGCTTGATTGGTGACTCCATCGCTTTCCGCGTCGGCGACTCAGCCTTCATCGTCAACAATCTGCCCTATGCCATTCCGCTGGAGTTCGGCCATTCCGACCAAGCCCCGGGCGGAATGGTGAGGGTTACTGTCGCTCGCTTTCAGCAGATCGTGCTGGAGGCAATCAGGAATAACCAGGTATGAGCCACGCACGCGCCCGCCAGGCAATTGAGATCAAGCTGGCCGCCTGGGCGGCTGCGCGCCCGATCCGGGTCGCGCACATGGAGGAGGACTTCGAGGCCGCTCCGGGCGAAACCTACCTCCGGGCCTTCCTACTGCCGGCCCGCACCACCACCCGCTACTTGGCTGCTGAGGCCTTGGAGTACCGGGGTATCTATCAGATCAGCATCGTCTGCCCGGCGGGCCAGGCCCTCGCTACTGCCGACGCCCTGGTCGACGAACTGAGCGATCTGTTCCGCGTCGACACCGAACTCAGCCGCAACGGCTTCGAAGGCCTGATCGTCGAGCCGCTGGAGCAGGGGCCCACCATCACCGAGCCGGCGACCTACACAGTCCCGGCCAGCTTCACCTACCAGGGTGTCGCAGACCAACCGCCCGTTGGGGCATAACCAACCGCCACCCGGCGGGCATCAATGAGGAAACACACCATGGCCGCACGCTTCCCGCTGCCGAACGGAGCTACGCTCGAGGTCGCCAGAGTCATTGGCGCCGCCGTAGCGTTCACGGCACTCACTAACGCAAAGCCGCCGGTGGCGACCGCTGCCGGTCACACTATCCAGAACGGCGACGTCCTGCTGGTCAATTCCGGCTGGGCACTCATCAGTGACCGCGCCGTTAAGGCCTCAAACGTCGCCGATGATGCGCTCTCTCTGGCTGGTCTCGATACCAGCGACGCAGAAAAATTCACCGCAGGCGCGGGCGTGGGTTCCGTGTATCCGGTTTCCGACTGGGTTCAGATCTCGAAGGTCACGTCGTTCAACTCGGCCGGCGGTGAGCAGCAGTATGCGACCGTCGGCTATCTGGAAGATGACGACGACAAGCAGTTCCCCACCAACCGCAACCCGACCACCTTGTCGATCGTGGTGGAGGACCAACCTGCCGCCCCTTACGTGCAGGCTGTAGAGGGTTACGACGCCTCCAAAGAGCTCGCGGTGATCCGTATGAAGCTCCGCAACGGTGACCAGATCCTGTACCCAGGCTACGTCAGCATCACCCCTGATCCGACCATGGAGCGGAACAACGTAATGACCCGAACCATCAGCGTCGGTCTGTCTGCTCGTTCGCTTCGTTACCTGGCTGGCGCGTAAGGAGACCCCATGGCAAAGATCAAAATCGCGCAGAGCCCAACGTTCGGCGCAGCGGTGCAGCTTCCACGGGTCGGCTCCGCTCCGGTGGAGGTTGGGTTCGAGTTCCGTTACCTGGACCGTATCGCGCTGTCCGAGATGTTCGATCGCTGGAACAAGGCGCGTGACGCCTGGGCGGAAAAGGCGAAGGAGGAGGGCGTCAGTTGGAAGGACGCCACTGCCGCCGAGATCGAGCTTCAGGCTGAGCAATTGAAAGATATCGTCGTCGGCTGGGATCTCGCCGACAAGTTCAGCGACGACGCCATCCTCGACCTGGTGCGAACCTGCACTGGTGCGCCAAAAGCTGTCATTGACGCCTTCCAGAACGCCTATAACCCGGCACGCCTGGGAAACTGAGGGCGGCGGCCCGCGCCTGCTATGAGCGTGGCCCATCCGCCGAGCAGCTAGCGGCCTTGGGGCTTACGCCAGACGACATCGATGAGGAAGAGGTAGAGATCTGGCCGGACGCCTGGCCAGCCTTCCGCCTGCTCGAAGCGATGTCCACCCAGTGGCGGACGGGCATAGGCGGCGCTTCAGGCCTGGACTACTCGATCATCCCGCTCACCGCCTCGATGCTCGGCATCAAACGCCGCGACCTTCCCGATATTTTTCCTGACCTCCGTGTAATGGAGGCCGAGGCTCTGGCCGTCCTGGCTGAATCAACGGAGTAGAGCATGACCACCATTGCCGAACTGGGCATCCGGGTTGATTCCGACGATGCCGCGCACGCCGCGACGGACCTGGACAAACTGGTTGAGGCTGGTGGTCGCGCCGAGAAGGCTGCTGCCGGTGTCGAGCAGAGTGCGAAGAAGGCTGGCCAGGCCCTTCGAGGGCAGGCTGATGACCTTGGCCAACTACTCGGCGAGATCGACCCGACAGTTAAAGCGCTGGGTCGCTTGGACGAGCTGGAAAGTCGCCTTGCCAAGCAGAAGAAGTTCCTCGACCCCGAGATCTTCAGCGAATACCAGGGCAAGATTCATCAGTCCCGAGAGGCGCTGACCCGCTTCGATGACTCGCTGACTCGAACGGGAAACACCGCCAAGCAGAACGCCGCAGCGCTCCGTGGGGTGCCAGCGCAGTTCACTGACATCTTCGTTTCTCTGCAGGGCGGCCAGGCACCGCTGACTGTGCTGCTGCAGCAGGGCGGCCAGCTCAAGGATATGTTCGGCGGTATCGCGCCGGCGGCGAAGGCCCTGGGCGGCTATGTGCTTGGCCTGGTCAACCCGTTCACCGTGGCTGCAGCTGCAGCCGGTGCGCTGGCCTTGGCCTACTACAAGGGCAGCCAGGAGGCCGACGAGTACAACAAGGCGATCATCTTCACCGGTAACGCCGCAGGCACCAGCGCTGATCAGCTGGCGTCCATGGCTCAGCAGGTCAGCGCCACTGTCGGCACTACCGGTGCTGCAGCTGAAGTGCTGGCCAAGCTCGCCGGTAGCGGCAAGATCGCCAGCGGCAGCTTCGAAGCTATCACTGAAGCAGCGCTCAGCATGGAAAAGGCCACTGGCCGCTCCATCGATGAAACGGTTGCCGAGTTCGCCAAGATCGCCAAGGACCCGGTCGCAGCCGCCAAAGAGCTCAACGACCAGTACAACTTCCTGACGGCGTCGGTCTACTCGCAAATTGTGGCCTTGAAGGAGCAGGGCGACACCATCGGCGCGGCCAAGCTGCTGACTGACACCTACGCCGACACCATCAGGACCAGAACCGGCGAAGTCACCGAGAACCTCGGCCTGATCGAAAGCGCCTGGAAAGGGATCAAGAGTGCGGCTGCTGAGGCTCTCGACGCCACACTAAGTGTCGGCCGGGCTCAGACCTTGGAGCAGCAGGCGGAGGTGATTCGCCAGCGGCTGCAGACCAACCAGGGGCGCGGAGGGCGCGCCGCCGCCATGGGGATTGAGACCCGGGACACCGAGAACGACAAGAGGGAGCTTGCCTACCTCGAGATGCAAATTGAGGCAGAGCGGAGTCGTACCAAGTTTGTTGCAGATCGGGTGCGGGTAGAGCGAGATGGTATCGATGCAGCTGCACGCCTCAAACAAATCAGCGATACCAACCTCACCAATGAGGAGAAGCGCAACAAGCTGATCAAAGAGTATCGGCGGGATGTCGAGGCGCTGAGGAAGGCCAACCCGAACGACCCGTTGGTGCAGGCTGATGTGGTCGCCAAGACCATCCAGAACATCAAGGACAAGAACAAGGACCCGGCGGGCCGAGCCGCAGCGGTCAACCTGACGGGCTTCAATGACTCCAAGAACTCGCTCGCGGCGATTCTCGCTGAGTACAAGAACGCTGAGAAGGAACTGGACGCTGCCCAGAAGGCCGGCATCATCTCCCAGGAGTCCTACGCGGCCCAGCGCGCAGCCATCATCGAGCAGCAGAAGGACGAGGTGACCAACGCCTACCAGGCGGAGATCGCGGCGCTTGAAGCTGCCAAGGGCAAGGCCGGTACCTCGGCCGCCCAGCAGATCCAGTTGGACCAGAAGATCGCCGATGCCCGGGCCAACATGGTCAAGGCGCAGAAGGACGCCGATTCGGAGCTGGCGGTGCTGGCCACGAATGAGGAGGGCCGGCTGCGCAAGCAAGCCCAGGCGGTGCAGACCTACACCAGCGCGCTGGACCAGCAGGTGAAGGCGCTGCGCTTGCAGGGCCAGCGATCTGCCGAAGGCCTTGGCCTGGGCGACCGGCAGCGTGGACTGCAGGACCAGCAAAACGGCATCGCCGACCGGATCAACCAGCAGAAGCTGGACCTGGCCAACCAGTACGGTGACGGCTCCCGCGGCATGGGCCTCGACGAGTACAACCAGAAGCTGGCAGCGCTCGACAAGACCCAGCGCGACCTGCAGGAAACTGCGATCACCAATTACAACGACATGACCGTTGCCCAAGGCAGCTGGAGCGCCGGCGCCTCGTCGGCCTTCCAGAACTACCTGGAGTCGGCCCGAGATGTCGCCGGGCAAACCAAGAGCCTGTTCACCAGCGCCTTCAGCTCGATGGAAGACGCCGTCGCGAACTTCGCCATATCCGGCAAGTTCTCGTTCGCCGACTTCACCAAGTCGATCCTGGCGGACATGGCGCGGATTGCCACTCGCCAGGCGGCCTCGGGGTTGCTGTCGAGCATTGCCGGCAGTGCGCTGGGCGCCTGGTTCAGTGGCGGCAGCGCACCTACCTCTGCAGGCTCAACCCAGGCCGGCTACAGCCCGGAGATCATGGACAACTTCGTCTCTGGTCAACGTGCCGCCGGCGGACCGGTAGCGGCGAACTCGCTCTACCAAGTCAACGAACTGGGCCCGGAGCTACTGAACCAGGGAGGGAAGACCTACCTGATGATGGGATCCGAGGGCGGCACGATCACGCCGCTGGGGGCCGGGCCGGTATCCGCTGCGGCAGCTGGAGCGGGCGGCGGTACGGTGATCCATGTGTCGGTGAGCATTGATGGTGAGGGAAATGCCGCCTCGTCGACCGACACCGCTGGATACGAGCAGTTCGGCAGCGAGCTCGCGACGTTTGTTGAGCAGAAGTACAACCAGATGATGGCCAAGGATCTCAGGCAGGGCGGCCGTATCAACACGGCATTGAAGGGGCGCTGATGGCTATCGAGACATTCACCTGGCGGCTGCAGTCTGGCGAGCAGGGCGAGTTCACCTTTGCGGTTCGAACCAAGCGCTTTGCGGATGGATACGAACAGTCAGTAGGCGAAAGCCTGAACAACCGTTCGCAGTCCTGGCCCATCACGTACACCGGTACCAAGGAGCGGGTGAAGGCCGTAAAGGCCTTCCTTGATCGGCACCAGGGCGCGAAGGCCTTTCTGTGGACGCCTCCGCTTGGAGAACTCGGCCTGTACAAATGCGCTGGCTACCAGCTCAGCAACCGCGGCGGGCTGATCTACGCCCTGGCCGCAACATTCACGCAGACATTCCATCCTTAAGGTCAATCCATGCCCCTGATCAGAGACATCCAGAAGCTGGAGCCTGGCAACGAGGTCATCCTCTTCGAGATCGACGGCTCCGAATACGGCGCCGATGTGCTTCGATTCCACGGCCACGCCATTCCACACTCGCCGGAAGAACTGGCTGCAGCTGGGCCTGATGCCGATCAGCTGCCGGCCAAGTCGATCTTCTGGCAGGGCAACGAGTATGCAGCCTGGCCAGTGCAGATCGAAGGCATCGGAGCAGACAGCAACGGCTCTGCAGCCCGGCCAACGCTGTCAGCCGGCAACGTAAATGGCCGCATCACAGCCTTGTGCCTGGCGTTCGACGACCTTCTGAAGTTCCAGCTGACTGTGCGCGAGACCCTGGCCCAGTACCTGGATGCTGAGAACTTCCCGGGCGGTAATCCCGAAGCGGACCCTACCCAGGAAGCGCTCGAGATCTGGTACATCGACCAGAAGACCGGCGAAGACGGCGAGATGGTCGTGTGGGAGCTCTCTTCACCGGGCGAAATCGACGGCTTTGGTCTGCCGGGCCGGCAGATGACCACCTTCTGCCACTGGGCCATGACCAATGGCTATCGGGGCCCTGACTGCAACTACACCGGCGCCGCGATGTTCGACGACGAGGACAACCCCACGGACGACCCTTCGAAGGACCAGTGCAAGGGCTGCCTCAGCTCCTGCAAGTTGCGCTTCGGCGAAACCAACGAGCTTTCCTTCGGCGGCTTCCCGGCCGTGTCCCTGATCGCACGGAGCTGACCATGCGCAAACATATCCTGGCCGCCGTGCAAGCGCACGCCGCGGCTAAGTACCCGCGCGAGTGTTGCGGGCTGATCCTGGCTGTAGGCCGAAAACAGATCTACGTGCCGTGCACCAACACGGCAAGCGACCCGGGCGAAGAGTTCCGGATCGCGCCGGAGGAGTACGCTGCAGCGGAAGACCGGGGCGAGGTGATCGGCATCGTGCACTCGCACCCCGACGCCACCAGCAGGCCGTCACCGCGTGACCTGGCCATGTGCGAAGCCACGGCACTGCCCTGGCACATTCTGTCCTGGCCAGAAGGCGACCTGCGCACGATCACTCCAAGCGGCAGCACGCCGTTGCTGGGCCGGCCATTCGTGCACGGCGCCTGGGACTGCTGGCAGGTCTGCGCGGACTGGTATCAGCGGGAGTGGGGGTTGGAGTTTCCGGCCTACGCCCGTGAAGACGGATGGTGGGAGCAGGCCGCCAGGCCCAGCCTGTACGAGCAGGCCTACGAAGCGGCGGGCTTCTACCAGGTAGACCGGCCGCAGCGCGGCGACATGATCGTCATGGAGGTGGGGCGCACGGCGCATCCGAACCATGCCGGGATCTACCTTGGCGCAGATCCGCAATTACCAGACGAGCAGGTCCAGGTGTTCGGCCAGGGACCATTCCTGCTGCACCACCTGTACGGCAGGCCATCAGAAATCATCGTGTTCGGCGGGCCTTGGCTTGCCCGGACACGCCTTGTGTTGCGTCATCGGGACGCGAAGTGAAGCGGCCAGGCCGCAGGAGATGAAAATGCAGCGTTACATGCTGACGATTTTGGACTTGTTCCCGAAGAAAGGGAGCGACGTATGCGGCGCCCAGGCCGTGATCGCGATCATGGATGGCGAACAGGAGGTCGACCGCTTCACCATCAGCGGCAAATGGCAGAGTCCGAGCGGCTACCGCAGGAACTACACGGGTAAGTCCGGTCTAACCGCGCTGTTACTGTCCGGTCCAGCTGGACTCAGCTATGTCTGGGAAAAAGACGAGGCTGATCCGTATCGGCCGGTCATTGCTTGGCGTCGTCGACTGAGCAACCCGCCAGGCCGTGATCCGGTCGAAGTGGACGTGCAAGATGGGCGCGCCGAGTATTTGCTCAGCGGCCCATATAGTCTTGCCGAAGGTGGCAAGATTGAGGTCATCAACGGCAAGCTGCTCTTCTCTGGAGGCAGCTTCAGGGTCACCTGAGGTTGCCGAACACTCGAGCGAAGTTTCCATCTCCGAAGAAGTTTAGGTTGTCGGCAAGAATCAGCGCGTACCCAGAACCAATGGCCTTGAGCTCATCGTAAATAGTGGCGAAGTCAGATTCGGAAAGGAAGGTAATAGCTCCGCACCCAACCGCTACTTCACGGTAGGCATGTTTTTCGGCAACTGGGATGAATTCTTCCTTCGTGGTCACAATCACGTAAGGGGAAATCGTCTGTTCTGGATTCACATCGACCTCCTAGGTCATCAATACCCAGTCCATGGCTTGCAGACAACGGACTGGGGCAGTTCATGGCTTTCTATGCTCGGGTATCCGTTGGCTCGCTATGGACCTTTGGAGAGAGAATCGCTGCTACGTAGTTCTCCATCAGATTGAGGTCTTCGCGCGTTGGAGCTACAAGGGAGTTCAGCGCAACCTGTTGAGCATTTTTGAGCGCTTCGCGGTCGTGCTGGATTGTACTCACAAGGCCGAGCACTACTGCTTTTAGCGCTGCCACGTCTAGAGAAAGGTCATCCATTATTCTCATGCCAGGTCATTCCTTAAATTCTTGGAGGCACAACGCTACTACGCCACGGTCCAAGCCACGTACTGGCTTTCCATCCACGCTGGATGGGCGGACAGGGGGGCATGGCAGGTTGACGTCCAGATGCGCTAACGCAGCGCTAAAAATAGCGTGCGGGCCAGACAGGGTAAGAGTTAGCGCGTGTTGAGCGGAGGCGCTCGCTTGCTTGTTTGGTGCATTTTGCCATCATTTCTGCGATCCTATTCTCTTCGAATTCGGTAGTGCTTAGGGAAGAGAAGGCAAATGAAGCGTGTTGCTCGGTCAAAAGGTATTGAAGAAAGTTCGGGTCGTGATCGGAAGATTTATGTGAGTTGTCTTAATGTGGTTCTTCATCCACACAGCAAAGAAAAATATATTGATCTTTTCAATACATTAAACAAAAGTAGATTGGCAGTAAAGGTTCGTGGTGACGATGCGCTCATGATTGGCTCTTGTATCAAGAGTGAAGATGGTTTGTCCTGCTATGGGGATGTTTACAAATACTTGAATCTAGATGCGAGTGCTGATTGGTTTAATATGCAAAGCATGGCTGCTGCATCTAAGAAGGAAGTTAGTGCGGTAGTTATTCCTGATAACTTGAAGCCTCATTTCAAGAAGTATTCGTACGTGTTTTTTCCTGTGAAGCATAGATTGTTCTTTGTCTCGAAGGCTGGTAGCGAGGCGCTTTCCCCTAACTTGCTGAAGAAGTTTTTTGAGGGGGCTGCTGAGTCTGAGGTGCTGGCCAAGTTCGGTGAGCTAACTGTTACCGTTGAGCCCAAGGCAGGGACTACTGAGGAACTTTTCTTGATTCCGCGTTTGACTAGAATTGAGCTGGAGATCAATAGGCCGAATCCAGACGATCATGCCGGGTTGGATGCGAAAGTCAAGGATCGACTCGGCAGAATTCGTGCAAAAAAGGAAATGATTACCTACGTGGAGGCTGATTCGAAAGGCCTTAAGCCGGACAGTGAACTCAAAGCGCTTGCTTCTGTCGCTGCGTCCAATGGGAAGGTAGTAGTGAAAGGGCGAAACGCTAGTAATGATGTGGTTAGCCTGTCTACTGAGGATTCGCCCTTGAGTGAGCCAGTCACCTATAATCCTGATGTCCAGTCTGAGAACAGTGCTCTGCTACAGGCGGCTATGGATATTCGACGAGGGCTGTAAAATGCTCGAAGATATTCGCTCTTCCTACAAAGGGACATGGAGTCTATGGATGGCCTACTGGCGCATCTATGGAGGTTGGAAGGCTGTGTGTACGTCACTTTACTTCGGCCTTGCAGTGCTTGTTTCCGCTGGGTGCTACTTCCTTTGGTCCAAACCTGGATGGTGGGATGTCGTGATATCATCCGTTCCTACTATGCTAGGCTTTACTCTAGCTGGTCTTGCGGTGTTTCTGGGTATGGACTCTAAGTTTAGCTCTGTAATTGCCGGCGGCGATGATGGAGAAGCTTCACCGTTTCTTCAGTTGATTGCTTCTTTTGTTCATTTTGTGGTGGTTCAAGTTTTGGCGCTGATTGCGGCCTTGCTTGCGAAGTCGACTTTCTTTTACGTGGAAGGGTTACCGTCCTGGTATTACCAAGTTGTTGTGGTGGGTAGGCCATTGATGTGGTTTGTCGGCTTTGGGGTCTTTGTGTATGCTGTGTTTTCGATGCTTGCCGCGACGTTCACAATATTTAGAACCACGCAATGGTATGATACTTTCATAGTCTCCGTTTCTGACGACACGGATAAGTAAGCCTGTTTAATTGAAAGCCCAGCCCCGCGCTGGGCTTTTTGCGTCCGGCGCCCGCCGCTGCGTAGTTGTGGTAGATTGCTGGCACGATGCCGCCAACAGAAAAGGACGCCCTGTGAAAGTAAAAGACCTCATCGAAAAGCTCCAGAAGCTTGACCAAGACCTGACGGTTTACGTTACCTGCGAAGATCCCGATGTGGTTGTGCCAGGCTACGTGGTTCGGCCTTTTGTCATTGATGATGTCTCGGTAGTGGAGGTCGAGTTGACCCGGGATAAGAGCAATCGGCCCGAGATTGCTGCAACAGCAGCCGGCGAAGGGCGTAAATGCGCGACCCTGGAAATCACTGCTGATTTCTGACGCCAGAGCGACAATCCAATCCTGAAGCCCAGCCCAGCCCAGCCCCGCGCTGGGCTTTTTGCATTTGGCTGCCCGGCCAGGTGCGCGCTACAGTCACCCATTTCAAGGGAGGGATCACATGCGACTTTTGATCGGAGTGTTGGGTGCGCTAGTTTTGACCGGGTGCTCGACGATGGATGAAAAGCGTGCAGAAGGGCCTGCACGTAGCTTCACAAGCCAAAAGGACGCAACCACGGTTGCTGAATGTACGCTGTTTGCTTGGCAGGGTCAGAAGTGGGGCGGGGCGATTCATGAGGTCTCCCTTCAGCCGCGTCAGGGTGGCGGCAAAACTGTGGTGAGTTCTGGCCAACCTGAGTTTGCTGATTTCATTCCTACTGCCGCTGGTTCTGAGATCAAGGTTTACTTCATGTCTAATATCTTCGAGTCGCGGCGCGACCGGAGAGCTGAAGCAATACGAGGGTGCCTCTGAGTGCGCGTATGGGTGCATAGCGCAGAGCTCTCACTTGGTGTTTAACGAGGCCCAGCCCCGAGCTGGGCTTTTTGCTCTTTAGACCAGCGTTTAGCATCCGGAACGTCGATCAACGTGGTGAGGAGGTTGAGTCTGTGGAGCCTCCGGTCATGTCCGCGAGCATGATAACCTCAGTAGCCGAATAGAGTCCTTCAATGCTAGCTACTACTTTTGCCCCCAGTACCCTGGCATAGAGACGCTGTGCGTCATTATCTGCGCGCGTAGAAACGAGTATGGACTTCAGAATTTGCCCCGAGCTTCGGAGTGACTCGACGACTAAAGCGAGTGATTCTCGGATTAGTTTTTCGCCGAAGCCCTGTCCTTGATACCGAAGTGCCACGACAATTTGATCCAGTTCGAGTGTTGCGGCAGGGCGAATCCCTGACTTCTGCGACCAGAAGATGTAACCAGCAATCTGGTCATCCAAAACCAATACAAAGGGGATCATCCGTGGGAAAGCCGAGAGCGTGGCTCGCACCCACGTTTCCGATTCTGTCTGCCGAGCAAAGGCTTCACGGTGAATCTCCGCGATTATTTGAGTGTCCGCAATTGTTGCTAGTCGTACTACTGGTTTCATCTTGGCCACTTCATTTGATCTGTCAGTGCATTATTACCCAGGATTGAAGGAATGATCATGTACGCCACGTACATGGTTGCATTTGGCTCCCCGGCCAGGTCCGCGCTACAGTCAGCTATTTCAAGGGAGGGGCCACATGCGAATTCTGATTGGGGTGGTGGCGGTGCTGTCATTCCGGAAATACCCGTTCGAATGGTAGAGTTTCCCGAATCTGAACAGGGATGCTCTCGATGTGAATCTCCTAGAAGCGCTCCAACCGTACTTGTACGGGGCTACTGATACCATCAGTGCAGAGTATGACCCGGCGGCGCACCGCCTCACTGCCGATGACAAAAAGCAAATTGAGGCAGCCATAAGGAAGCATGGCTCAGGTGCGCTCCAGAACGTCACCAAGGGTGGCGCAATGCTCTACCTTCGTTCCGCAATGCGCTTTGCGGGACCCGATGAGGTGTATCTACGGCACCTGTTCGCTCCGGAAACATTGAAGGAAATGCCGTGGGACGGACCTGAGCGTATATGCCTGAATATTCGGGATAGCAAAAAGGTTGGCCCTTCGGGTCACCCTATTCAGCTTGTAGAAAGCTATAGCCCTTTTGTGGAGCGATACTACCGGCTTCCATACGAAAACATGAACCCTGCTTCCGACCTGATTGTTGGGCACCAGTTCATGGCGATGGTTTGGCGGAAGAACAAGCTTCAGGTTTTGCAGCAGCACGGCAGAATTGAATGCCTTCCGAGGGAAATGTTGCCAGTATTTGTGGAGGAAGGTTGGCAGGGCGGCTGGCACCCCATCACCAAGAGCAGTATCGAGCCCGGGGAATGGCAGCAGATGTCCTCGGACATAGGGAGCATCCCAAGAAATGGTGGTGATTACCTTCGCTTCTTGCTGATGGCCAAAGTGATTGGGGCAACGAAATGCAGTTACCGAGAAAAGCTCAGCCTCCTCGAGGGAATGCGCATTATGTGCGGGCAAGATGGACATTTCTTCGCTGAATTCATAGAAAAGGTCGGTGGCATGAGTGGTCTGATTGGAATAATGGTAACGGAAATTGACGATGCCGAAGTGGACATTGAGGAGGGCTTGGATGAGGCGTAGTAACTTGGGTTGGCCTGTAATTGTTGCAATGGCGCTGCTGGCTGGATGTGTTTCTCCTAGCGATCTGAAGGAGGGCGGCCCTAGCCTCGAAACCAAAACTGCAAAGTCTCCGCGGGACTATTCCCGATGCCTCACTCCAAAGTGGCAGGACCTCAATTCGAATGTCGTGGCAACCGAGACCGAGAGCGGGTACAGCATCAAACTCAACATTGACATGGTTGGAACTCCAGCCATGGCGGCTGTTGATGAGGCGGCAGGTGGCGCCACAGTGCGAATTTACATTCGCAATGGCACCTGGAATAAGTGGGTAGATGTAGCACGCACCTGTCTGTAGAGAAGCCGAATTTTCGAAGCCGCCTTAGGGCGGTTTTTTTATGCCCGGAGAAAATGTATGTCTGCTATTTGCTACGAGCCGATGACCATTGTCAGGTTGTACGGTGTGCTCAGGAAGTTCGGTCGAGAGTTTCGGCTTTCCGTGAAGACCCCGGCCGAGGCGGTCAAGGCGCTCTGCGTGCAGATCCCAGGGTTCGAGAAATTCATTTCCAATGCGAAGTCGCGAGGGCTTGAATTCGCCATTTTCAGAGGGTCGAAGAATCTCCAGGAAAAGGAGTTGGGCTTCAGCGGAACTGGCGAAATTCGAATTGCACCTGTGGTGGTGGGTAGTAAGCGCGGAGGTAGTCTGCAGACCATCATTGGGGCTGTCCTGGTCGCCGCAGCGTATGTCGTTTCCTTCACGCCATTTGCCGCTGCTTCGCCGTTCCTCTACCAGGCAGGTGCGGCTTTGATGATCGGCGGTGTCATCCAGATGCTCAGCCCCCAAGCCAAAGGCCTGAAGACCAGCGCTGCCCCTGAAAACACCCCGGGCTATGCCTTCGGCAGCGCCAAGAACACCACGGCCAGCGGCAACCCCGTACCGCTCTGCCTGGGGCGCCGGCGATGGGGCGGCGCGATCATCAGCGCCGCGATCTATGCCGAAGACCAGATGTAACCCGCACACAGAACACCGACCGCCGCCTGGCGGTTTTTTACGCCTGGAGGAAAGCATGGGCGCAACACAGAAACTGGATATCGTCGGCGCGAAGGGCGGATCGGATAAGCCGAAGCAGCCTACAGAGGCGCCGGACAGCCTGCGCTCGGTCGCCGTGGCAAAAATGCTGATCGCCGTGGGCGAGGGCGAGTTCGAGGGCACACCTACCGCCCGCGACATCTACCTGGATAGCACGCCGCTTGCCGACCCGGCCGGTAACCTGAACTTCCCGAACGTGAAGTGGGAGTGGCGTACCGGATCGGTGGAGCAGGGCCATATCCCAGGCATCCCGTCCATCGAGAACGAGATCAGCGAAAGCGTCGAATTGCGCAGCGATAACGCCTACATCCGCGCGATCGACAGGCTGGAGCTATCCGCGATCCGCCTGCGCTTTGCCTGGCCAATGCTCCAGTCGATTGACGAAGGCGGCAACGTCAACGGCTACCGGATCGAGTATGCCGTGGACCTGGCTACCGACGGCGGCGCCTATCAGCAGGTGCTCCTGGAGGCTGTCGACGGCAAGACCACCAGCACCTACGAGCGTACCCGTCGCATCGACCTGCCAAAGGCCACCAGTGGTTGGCTGCTGCGCGTCCGCCGCCTGACGCCCAACCAGAACAACAACAAGATCGCCGACACGATGCAGATCGTCGGGCGCACTGAGGTGATCGACGCCAAGGTCCGCTACCCGAACACCGCGTTGCTGTACATCGAGTTCTCGGCCGAGCAGTTCCGCAACATTCCGGCGGTCGCTGTGGACTGTGATGCCCGCAAGTTCCAGGTGCCCAGCAACTATGACCCGCGCACCAGGGTTTACACCGGGGTATGGGACGGCACCTTCAAAGAGGCCTGGACCGATAACCCTGCCTGGCACACTTACGGCATCACCGTGGACGACCGCTTTGGCCTGGGCCGGCGCATCAAGCCCTGGCAGGTCGACAAGTGGGAGCTCTACCGGATCGCCCAGTACTGCGATCAGTCAGTGCCGAACGGGAAGGGCGGCCAGGAGCCGCGCTTCATCTGCAACCTGAACCTGCAGAGCAAAGCCGACGCCTGGAGCCTGCTGCGCGACATTTCGGCGATCTACCGGGGTATGACCTACTGGGCGCAGGGGCAGGTATACAGCCTGGCCGACATGCCGCGGGACACCGACTTCGACTTCGCCTATACCCGGGCGAACGTCATTGACGGCAAGTTCACTTACTCGAGCGCCTCGGAGCGCACACGCTACAGCCGCGCCCTGATCAGCTACGACAACCCGGCGAACAGCTACGACACCGATGTCACCTCGGTGACCGACCAGAAGCTGCAGCGCCGCTACGGCGACAATGTGCTGGAGATCAGCGCGATCGGCTGCACTCGCGAATCGGAGGCCCAGCGCCGCGGTAAGTGGGCGCTGCTGACGAACTCGCGGGATCGTGGCATCACCTTCAAGGTCGGGCTCGATGGGCGCATCCCTCTACCGGGCTATGTGATCCCGGTCGCGGACGAGCTGCTGGCGGGCCGGCCAATTGGCGGGCGTATCGCTGCTGTGTCCGGCCGTACCATCGGCTTGGACCGTGATACCCAGGCCAAGGCCGGCGACCGATTGATCCTCAACCTGCCGGATGGCACCTGTCAGGCGCGAACCGTTCAATCGGTGAGTGGCCGGGCCGTAACGGTCACCACCGCCTACTCGGTGGTGCCTGAGCCCGAGCTGGTGTGGGCGCTCGACGCCGACGACCTGGCGGTGCCGCTGTACCGTGTGACCAGCGTGACCCGCCCAGAGCCTGGCGTGTTCGAGATCAGCGCGGTGCAGTACGACCCAAGCAAATTCGCGCACATCGACACCGGCGCCCGCCTGGAAGAGCGGCCGATCAGCGTGATCCCGATCACCGTCGTTCCGCCACCGGCGAGCGTAACCCTGACCTCGAGCTATGCCGTGGAGCAAGGCCTCGCGGTCAGCACCATGACCATCGCCTGGCCGGCCGTTAACGGTGCCGTGGCCTATGACGTGGAGTGGCGCAAGGACAACGGCAATTGGATCAAGCTGCAGCGCACTGGCACGACCTCGGTCGACGTGACGGGTATCTACGCCGGCGCCTACCTGGCCCGTGTGCGGGCGGTGAGTGCCTTCGATATCTCGTCGATCTGGAAGAGTTCCAGCTTCACGCAGCTGACAGGTAAGGCCGGCCTGCCGCCGGCGGTGTCGTTCCTGAACACCACGCCACTGGTCTACGGCATCAAGCTGGCCTGGGGCTTCCCTGCTGGCGCCGAGGACACTCAGCGGACGGAGATCTGGTACAGCAAGACCGTCTCGCGTGACGATGCGATCAAGCTGGGCGACTTCGCCTATCCACAGGCCGAGCACGAAATGCACGGCCTGGCGGCCGGGGTCTCGTTCTTCTTCTGGGCGCGTCTGATCGACCGCACCGGCAACATCAGCCCGTGGTTTCCGGCTGGCGTTGGCATCAACGGCCAGTCCAGTTCCGACCAGAGCGAGTATGAGGAGTACTTCAAGGACAAGATCAGCAATGGCGCGCTGTACCCGGAGCTGCGCAAGGAGATCGAGCTGATTTCCGGCAATGGCCCGGGGTCGGTGAACGAGCGAGTCGGCGAGCTTCGGGAGCAGATCGACGGCTTGGTTGATGCACTGGAGTACAACCCGGAAAAGGCCTATCTGCAGGACGACAGCGTCCGCCAGGGGCAGCGCCTGTACCAGGCCAAGATTCCCGTGCCGGCCGCGCCTGGCGGAGAAAATGCCCCGCCGAACGCGACGTACTGGATCGACATTGGCCAGGTCGTCCAGTCCGCCAATGGGTTGGCGGCCCAGGTACAGCGGAACACCGCGAGCATCGAAGAGCACGACGGGGAGATCACGGCTCAGGCCGAGCAGTTGAGCGCTGTGAAGGCAGAGGTTGAAGACCCTGTAACCGGGGTGACTGCAACCGCATCAGGCCTAAGCTCGCTGAAGGGCACGGTAGAGACCATCGACGGCAAGGTCACTGCGACCGCCGAGAAGCTGGACGGTGTCTATGCCCAAGTTAACCCGGATCTGGCCGGCACCGAAGAAGGCTTCGCCGGATCGCAGCAAGCCTACGTCGGCGTGTGGTCGGAGCAGTCCGCTCGCATTGAGGACGGCGTCGCCATGGGCAGACGGGTGGACACGGTCCAGTCGCAGGTCGGGGAGACCAACGCTTCTGTTCAGTTCGTCAGCCAGACTGTTGCCGGGCTTGACGGCAAAGTGTCCGCTATCTCTTCCTGGAAGACGGAAACAAACACCAATGGCAAGCGGGTGGCAACCGGGATTATCCAGGGGAGCGATGGGGAGATTGGCGAAATCCTGCTGTCCGCTCAGCGCGTAGCCATCATCGATGGTATCAACGGCGCAGAGGGAAACCTGTTCGTGTTCCAGAATGGGCAGCTTTTCCTCAATCAAGCGTTCATAAACCAGGCGTTCATCAAAGAAATCATCCTGGGCATGACGCTCCGGTCGCAGGCGGTGAACAGCCAGGGCCTACCGCTCATTGAGCTCAACATGGTCACCGGCGCTTTCAC